AAAGAAAAAATTGTTAATACATACAAAGTACTTTTAAATGCTGGATTTCCTGGTAGAGCTGAAATGTTACGTAAAATATTTTATGCTTCTACAGACGTAGATCTAGCAATAGAACCACTATCTTCATCTAAACACTAATGGACAATATATTAGATCAACAACAAATCGTAAAAAAGTTAGAAGAACTGGATGCTTTAAAAGCTAAAGTTGAACATTTATTGTCTTTGAGTGAGATTGGACAAGATGTTAGAAAAGAACTTGAAGCGTTTAAAGAGTTACGCAATAAAGGTGTTACTATACCACATTTAGAAAAACAATTTGCGGATCAAATATATCCTAAAAGACAGGCCATGGGTAGATATAGTAAACCCATAACTGAATCTGAAATAAAAGAAGCACAAGAAAGAGCTCCGTCAGCAAAATTTGCAGCTAGATTGTTAGGAATTACTTATAACACGTTTAAAAATTATGCAAAAAAATATGGCATTCATAAAACAAAAGGATGGCCAATTGAAAAAGGAAAAACTGCTCCTAGAAGTTTAAGTAATCCGCATGTCGGAAAGTATCCAATCAATGATATTCTTGATGGAAAACATCCAGACTTTCCAATTCACAGACTCAAAGATAAACTTATTAGAAGTGGTATCAAAAAATTGGAATGTGAACAATGTGGATTTCATGAGCGTAGAATTACCGATGGTAAAATTCCATTATTGTTAAATTTTGAGGATAACAATAACAAAAATCATAAAATAGAAAATATTCGTATGTTGTGTTATAACTGTACATTTACAAGTGGAAAAGGATATATTAGTAAAGGTCCAAAAGTATTTGACCCAGATATACTACAAGATAGCAAAAAAATATTGAAACAACGTTTTTAATTATATTTAATAATAATGGATAATTATCAACATTTATTGTCAAAACATGGAATATTAGTAACATTCAATATTGCTAAAAAAATAAAACCATCTGAGATAAAATCTATTCGTAAAAAATTAGAAAGTAAATTTCCAGACGTGAATAAACTTGAAAAAGAGATCAATAAAGAAATAAAAGCAAAAACAAAAACGTTTTTACAAGAAAATGATATACCAGGCTTAATACAAAAAGGTGGAGAGACATTTGATAAAATTTATATTAATAAAAAAATACAAACAAAAATATTAAAATTAGCAAATAAAGTTGTGGATTATTGTAAACAATACAATTTCACAAAAGAACATGTTATATTTTTTATGCAAGCAGTTCTTCATTTATTAAAAATATCAAATGAAGATATGCAAAAATTTAAAGAAAAATATAATATTAACCAAGATCCTTCCGACGACTATTTAGATGAAGAAGAAGACGACGATGATGAAGATTAATGAAATTTTTTATGGATATATATAATATTAATGATGTTGTTCCTTTTATGGAAAACAAAAAAGTTGTATTTGTTACGGGGGTAACTGGACAAGATGGAAGTTTTATGGTAGATTATCTACTTGATAAAACAGACTGTTTTATAGTAGGAGGTGCTAGAAGACTGAGTATTAAAAATCATGAAAACATTAGACACTTAGAAAACAACCCCAGATTTAAATTAGTTAACTTTGATCTGAGTGATGCACATAGTATTAGCAAGATAGTAGAAAAGTTAAAACCAGATTACTTTATTAATTTAGCTGCACAAACATTTGTTGGTTCATCATGGGATTTTCCTGCTCAAACATGGGAATGTAATACTACTAGTGTAATTCACATTCTTGAAGCAATTCGTCAACATAAACCATCTTGTAGATTTTATAATGCGGGTAGCAGTGAAGAATACGGTGATGTCGCATACATTCCACAAGATGAAAATCATCCTGCAAGACCTCGTAGTCCATATGGTGCTAGTAAATCTGCAGCTAGACAATTGGTTAAAGTATACAGAGAAAGTTATAACTTGTATGCTGTACAAGGGTTGTTATTCAATCATGAAGGAACTAGAAGAGGTGAAGAATTTGTCACTCGAAAAATTACCAAGGGAGTAGCTAGAATCAAAAAAGCAATTCTTGAGAGAAAATCATTTGAACCAATTGAACTGGGCAATGTAAAAGCCAGAAGAGATTGGAGTGACGCTGAAGATTTCGTTGACGGTATCTGGAAGATGTTAAACCAAGAAACACCAAATGAATATGTATTATCTAGCAATGAAACACATACAATTGCTGAATTTGTATGGTACGCATTTAAAGGGGCTGAGATCGAAGGTGCATGGCATGGACAAGCTGAATCTGCTGAATTTAGTATCACTACACAAAATGCAATTAAATATGATCCAGTAGTTTCTGTCTTGGTTAAAATCAATCCTAAGTTTTATAGACCTGCTGAAGTAGACTTATTACTAGGTGATAGCACCAAAGCCAGAAAAGAATTAGGATGGAAACCAGAAATTTCATTTGAACAACTGGTTGATAAGATGGTTAAAAATGACTTAAAACAAATCGGACTATGAGTGACTCTTATACATTATATAATGAAACGGTAATGGATCATTTTATGAACCCAAGAAATATGGGCGATATAAAAGATGCAGATGCTATTGGTGAAGTAGGCGCCGCAGCGTGTGGTGATATTATGAAGATTACTCTTAAAATTGATGATGCTACACAAACAGTAACTGATGCAAGATTTAAGACATTTGGGTGTGGTAGTGCGATAGCTGCTTCCAGTATGGCTACAGAACTAATAAAAGGGCGTACTATAGAAGAACTTCAGAAAAATTTTAATAATGATGATATTGTTACTGCGTTGGGTGGCCTCCCACCGGTAAAAATTCATTGTAGTGTTTTGGCTACCGAGGCACTTAATGCAGCGTTAGAAGATTACAAAAAAAGAAAAAGAATATAAATTATGTTTAATAATAAAATACAAGGAATGAATCAAACTCCAAATGTTAACTTTGGACTAAAAGACACGCAATCGGTACAATGTACTGAATGTCAAGGTGCTGTTTTTCAAAACGGCGTTATGTTTAGAAAAGTAAGTAAAATACTCGCTGGTACAGATAAAGACGCTTTGGTACCAATTAATATACCATATTGCGTTAACTGTCTTGAACCACTAAACGAACTATTACCACCAGAATTAAAACAAGCAAAATTTTCATTAGAACAATAAAATCAAACCCCTCAAACGAGGGGTTTTTTGTTAACCGAATAACACAGTCGTCGGTGTCGGTTTTTCTTCTCGTATACCCATTTTTCCTTTGAGCATTCTCAACGCTGATTTGGGATTCATCTTACCAAAGTTAAATCCCATGATTCCATATTGTTGACAAAACTCTTCTAACGCTTGAATATCTTTAACGTCATATTGTTGTACATCCGCATTAATATACCCGCTCTCATCAGATACATTTGATTGTTTACGTCTCAACATAGCTTGATATGGATCAAAACCATTAATAGATGGCGTAGGCGCACTCTGTTGACGCATTACCATCATAGCTTGTAAGTTGCCCATAGGCACAGTTGGCCATTCATTCATAATTTATCCAATTACGTAATCACTCTGCGTTATATATTCGTTCTTATTTTTTGCGTATTGAGCAAATGCTAATGCATTTGTCTTCATTCTTCGTTGAATTTGAGATGGTCCACTCTTTGCATTTTTATGATTCAAATATTCTTTTGTCGCATTGGCCCAATCGCCACTATTCATCAATCCAATTGTTTTTGGTCCAATGTCTCCTCTATACAAAGCATTTATAACTGCGTTTTTAACATATATTGGTAAACTCGTAAAATTACTAATTTTCTTAGATGCAAGTTTCTCTTTAATCTTAACATCCATATTAAATAACTTTTCAATTTGATCATCTGTGAGCTTTTGTTGACCATTTAATACTTTATTATAATTTACAGTATCTCCAAATAAAGCTTTAAATAATTGACGGTCTTCTTGACTATTATTTAGATAGTGACCAATTCCAATTGTAGGCAAACCAGCACTATCTTTATAAACAGTGTCTTTTTTACCTTCCCAATGACCTACATAGTCACTTGTTTTTTTGTTTAAAAAAGAAGTCTCAGAATCTTTTGTAGCAGTTTGTACAATTGGATTAGATGGTTGTTTCACTTTGGCGGCATCTACTTTACCAGTAGTTGCTGCTAATCCAATAGCTCCAGCAGCAAGCCAGTCTTTCCAACCTTCTTCAATATCGTTTGCAACTTTTACTTCGTCAAACTTTCTACCTTCTGGACCAAAGTGATCTAGGTGGTGATACACATCGTCCAAGTATTCACCGGCCAAGTTCAACTTAACTTTTACCCAATCTTCCAATTGAGTATTTGGTTGCAACATTTGATCTAATTCTTTAGCATCACTGTTAAGTTGTTTCAAAGCACCCATAGCCATGCTGCTATCGAATTCTTTTAACATATGACGTACAACAGCTTCATATATTTCTCTTACTGGTTTACTTTGTGTATGTTTACCAGCTTGTCTCAGTCTTCTGGCTTTACAATGTGCCTTCTGACTAAAACCTTTGGGATTGTTGCAATTAATACTCTTCTTATAATTATTTGTCCACTTTTCGTCTATTTGATCATCGGTAGCACCAGCATCTTTTTCATCACGGTAAAACTTCAAATAATCTCTTACAGTAGCTACATAATCACAAGCATGATTCAATTTAGCTTTAACCCAATCTTCTAAGTTATCATTTACATCAAACATTGATTGTAACTTTTCACTATAATCAATAATCTTCGTAATATCACTTTGCGACATTTCCGCATTTTCATTCATTGTATCGGTAGACATCAATTTATCCAACGTATTATTCTTTTGTGCCTTTTTCAAGTCTTTGGTTTGTATTGGTAACAACTCAGAGGCGGAATATCTAGATTGATCACCTGTAAACACATAGTAACGTGGCAATGTAGCAATCTCCCAATCCGTTTTGATAGGATCTACTATTTTTAAGAAGTAATAAACTTTATTATTACCCATGTCATATGAAGGTCTTGCTTTATCGGAGAAAAACCCCAATTGTCCAGTACGTTTGATCTTGAAAAGAGGCATATAAGTATATTACTTATTCTTTAACTTTCGAAGAGTCATTGCTAATCGAGCTCTTTGACCCACTTTACCACCTTTTTTTACTGCAACGGCTAATTTACCAGCTGGGATTTTTTTGTCAGCAGATACACCAAGTTGTTTTTTCAAAGCGCCTGGTTTACTAATGGCTTTTTGTATCCATTTCTTTTTAGCTTCATCCATTGAATCTGATTCATCAGATGTAATATCATCAACAGATTCGCCACTTTCTTCACCAGCTTTAATAGGCAATTGATCGCTACTCATGTTAGCAGCGGTAACTTCTGTATCGTCTTCAGCTGGTACCACAGCATTTGCGTCTTCTGGTCCAGCTGGTGTTTGTTCAGCATCTTCACCGGCCGGAGCCAATTGTGTCATTAATAAAGCGTGAAGTTTTTGAGCAAGTTCACGATCCAATGTGATAGTCACAGATTCTTTTTCTGCATCCACATTAACATCGTCTTGTTCCATTTCACGAATCATTCGTTTAATAGCTTCTTTTAGTTGTTGTTTATTCATAGTTTTTTTATTTTCTGCATATCCCACAAAATCATATCCACTGCCATTTGTACCAGATCCGACCATTGTTCCGTCTAATGGAAATGAACTTTCCATAGCTTGAGTTGGATAAGCTTCACTCATTCGCCATCCGCCGCCTTTACTTTTGTACCATTTAGCGGCCCATCCATTAGCATAAGCGCTGGGATAAACATCAAATTTAGATCTTGCTGCGGATTTGGCTCTAGCCCATAAAGCAGGATTTGTTGGTTTTGGTTTTCTTTTACCTTTGCCTTTCTTTCTTCTTTTCTTTTCGTCTAACATAGCTTCTTCTAAGCTGTTAAAAGTTTGACCTTCCAATTCGATATCAATAGTCTTATTTACAATAGGTTCACTGCGTCTACCATCTACTTGTCCATTTGATGTACCACCAATAGTCCCACCCATATTACCTTTTTGTAAACCTTTATTACCAACTCTAGATTTATCATTAATACTTTGATTTGTATCGCCTAATCCAGAACCAGTGGAAGGTTTAAATTCACTAGCTAATCCAGCAGCAACCAATTTACTGTAATATTTAGGATCTTCTGTTAAGTGGTCCATTGCGATAGATTGCGCAATTTCAGTATCGTTTGTATGTTCCATTTCTATCTGAATTCCGGTAGAGAGTTGTATAGGATCTACTTCGGTTGTAGGAGTATTATCACCTACGCCGCCTGACAATTTATCTAAATTATTAATCATTTTTCATTCCTTGTTGAAATTTTGAAAAGCTTTTACCGTTTCCCGCACTTGGATCAATCATCCATCTACGACCTCGCATTGCATCACTTCCCAAAGTGGGATCGTGAAATTTACCATCGCCAATATAATGCCATCCTTTATGAAGTGGATCTGGTTTACGATATTGAGGTGGTCCGTCTTTAGCAAAATTTCTCATATATAATAAATATTAACTCCAATTTCTACGTTGTTTCTTCTTTTCGTGCAAATCTCTCATTATTTCAGCAATAGCTTTTTCTTGTGGTGTGCGATAATCAGTTATTTCTTCTGATTTCTTTTCTTCTTCGCCATCTTCAATATCTAACATATGTAGTTTGCTATAATACTGGTGGTCATTCTTTAGATTATTCACGACGTTTTGTTTGGCTACTTGTTTATCTTTTAGTACAAGTTTCTTCATTTCATAATCAATACCCATGATAATTTCATCAGGAGTTACTTTGTATTTAATTTTTTCAACATCTCCCACATAATCTCTCGGATTTTGGCCAGTATATGGACCAAATGGTGTTACTTTTGACATTGAATCTTTTGAACTAACGGTAATCTTGCTTTTATCGGTTAATGTGTCAAAATTACTCGGATCTTGTGATACATCAGGACTCGTAAATGTAGATACATCAGAAGCACCAGAAACAGCTCCTCCTTGTGCAAAAGGTAAACCTTGCATCATTCTGTCGCCAAGATCTCCTAATTCTCGTAATTTAGACATATACTTATAAATATAGATATAAATAGTTATGTTAAGAATAATATTGTCCATATGTGAAAACACAAACAGTAAAATCTGTAAAAAAACATCTTTCAATAATTTATGTGAAATTTTCAAAGATGATCAAATTTATGTGTTGGGTGATAATCTAAACAATGAGTTTGTAAATTTCGTTAAATCAAAGAACATAAACTTTATAGAAAATAAAGTTAGAGGCAGATCTACATATTTTATTAATAAATTAGATTTTTGTTTAAATAATTTTACCACGAATGATAGTTTATATTTAGTAGAAGATGATTATTTACATAAAATCGGATCTGATAAACTGATTGAAGAAGGATTACAACATTCAGATTACGTTACTTTATATGACCATCCAGATAAGTATTCATACAGCGGTTGGACAAACCCAGAGGTTACGGATATTGGCGAAAGAACTATAGTTTTTTTAACTAAAAATTCTCATTGGAAATTTACAAATTCTACAACAGGTACATTTGCATGTAAATATGATACATTGAAATCGGATTATAATGTGTGGATTGAAAGATTTAAACTAAATCCAACTTCGTGTTGGGATTATGAATCATTTTTGTTGTTGAGAGCTAAAAATAGAAAAATAGCAAGTTGTATCCCAGGAAGAAGCACACATCTATATAACGACTGTGCTAAAACCCCACTTTTCTAATATGATTAATTTAAAAGATGTTACTCTTATATGCGTTACTTCAGTAAAGTTAAATGAGTCTATAAATTCAATTCTACATTGTTCGAAAAATATAAATTTTAATGAAATTAAATTAATTACCCACGAAAAAATACAGGTTGATCCACACATAAAAATTGAAAAGTGTAGACATTTAACATCCATAGAGGCATATAGTCACTACATGATATACGATTTATATAAACATGTAGATACTGAATTTTGTTTGGTTGTTCAACACGATGGATTTGTAATAAATCCACATTTGTGGACTGATGAATTTTTGAAATATGATTATATAGGCGCGCCTTGGCCATATACAGATAGTTGTTATATAGACCCAGACAATAAACACATAAGAGTTGGAAATGGAGGATTTAGTTTACGAAGTAAAAGATTATTAAATACCCCCAATATTGAACACATACCATTTGCATCAACAATGTTTGGATGTTATTACAAACACTTAAATCACTATTCTGTTAACGAAGACAACACAATATGTGTACATAATCATAAATTATATGAAAAACACGGAAACGTGTTTGCGCCATTTGAAGTTGCTTTGAAATTTTCTAAAGAGAAAATACTTCCAGAAAATCAAAACTTAAAGACATTCGGATGTCATGGATATGAAGTATAACCATATATATACAAAAATGAATCACATATACACCGAACCACAATTTAACAATTCTTTTTTTACATATCCAAAGTTGTATTCAGAAATGGTTAAAAGATTTCCTAAAAATAGTACATTTATTGAAATAGGAAGCTGGAAAGGTCAATCAGCTGCATATATGGTGGTCGAAATTATAAATTCTAAAAAAGACATAAAATTTATATGTGTGGATACTTGGAATGGTAGCGTTGAACATCAATCATACGATGAAGTATCAGATCTATATAATATATTTAAAAACAATATGTCTCCGTTTGAAAACTATTATACCGATCTCCGTCTACCATCTGTAGAAGCTTCAAAACTTTTTGATGACGATTCGATAGATTTTATTTTTATTGACGCTTCTCATGAATATGAAGACGTAAAAAATGATATAATTCATTGGTTACCAAAAGTTAAAAAAAATGGAATATTATCTGGACATGACTATTGGGCAGATTCGGATTCTTGGCCAGGTGTTAAAAAAGCAGTTAATGAACTATTAAAAAACACAAAACATACAAATGAAGGTTGTTGGATTTACGAGCTGTTATGATAAGTTGTAATTTAAAAGGTGGAATTGGTAATCAATTATTTCAAATATCAACGACTTATGTACACGCATTGGAAAATAATGATATTGCTGTATTTGATTTTGATAAATGTTATACTCCCATGCAGGGGTGTAAATCAACAAAATATAAAGATACTATATTTAAAAATGTTAAAACAACAAGAGATTTTATTTGCAAAAACAATTATACTGAATTAAAACATTCTTATGATACAATTCCCTACTCGGAGAATCTTCTATTAGATGGTTATTTTCAATCAGAATTATATTTTAAAAATAAAAGAGAAGAAGTTATAAATTTGTATAATCTTTCATACAGGAAAAATGAAATAGAGGAATTTATAAAAACAATTCCAAGACCGATTGTATCGGTTCATATAAGAAGAGGTGATTATTTATCCCACAATCATATATACAATATTCTTACACACGATTACTACAAACAAGCTATGGACATTTATAAGAATTGTTCATTTTTATTCATATCAGATGACATAGAATTTGTTAAACAAAATTATCCAAACTCGTATTATTCTATATTTAATGATGAAATGATTGATTTGATATTGATGAGTTTATGTGACCACAACATAATTGCTAATAGTACATTTAGTTGGTGGAGCGCTTGGTTAAATAAAAACAACAATAAAACTGTAGTAGGACCAAAAAAATGGTTCTCCGATCAATCTGATATAGATTCTAAAAATATAATTCCAAAAAGTTGGATACAAATTTAAAATGAAAATAGATAATACATATTTGGTTTATAATAATTTTTTGTCAAATATAGATATCAATTTCAAAAGACATTGTGATTTTACCTACATGTTAGAACATGTATCTCATGAGTTTGGATTGCAATATAAAAAACTAATCGAAAATGAGTTTAATTCTAATGTCGAAAATTACACTGATTTAATCGAAATAAATGACAGCATAGGAAATCCGAGTATCTATGATATAGAAGGATTTCATATATCTCCGTCAAATTTAAGATATATTTATCATGCTTTATTAATTAAATCGAAAATTGAAAATTGGTATAATAAAAATGATATAAAAATAATTGAAATTGGAGGGGGATACGGAGGATTATGTTTTTATTTAAAGAATATAATGAAAAATCATAAATTAAATTATTCTATAATAGATTTACCTAATGTCACACAATTACAAAAATATTATTTTAATAAAACAGATCTAGATATTGATATAATATCATGTTTTGATATTGATAAAATAAATGAAAATTATGATCTTGTAATTTCAAACTATTGTATTTCAGAAATTGAAATGAATAATAGACTTGAATATTTAAATAAACTTACAAACAAGTGTAGTAAAAAATTTTACACGTGGAACTCAACGTCATTTGAAGGACTAAATTTAGAAGAATATATTATAGAAGACGAACGACCACAAACAAATTATCAAAATTATAATAAATTTATTTATTCAAAAAATATCTGACAATTACTAAAAGGTGAATCATATTCAAATGATTTTTTATAATTAAATTCGATTGATTTAATTTTTGAATAGTAATATTCATTTGTTAAGTTTAGTAGAATTGATTTTAACTCTTCAACCGTATTAAATGTAAGTATTCCGTTTACATCAAAAAAATTGCCTATAGATGGACATCCCCAGTAAATTGGGATTGTTTTTGTTCTAAAACAATCAATTAATTTTTCGGTAAAATAATAATCTTTTTTACAGTTCTCCATTGCAATAGAAAACATATATTCGTTAAGAGCATCTTCTTTTCTATCAATAGGATTTGTATCTCTGCCAAAAAAATCAATTTTAGTAGAAATATTTTTTACAATTTCTAATCTAAATCTATGACCAGATATCCAATCTTTACCAGATGATATCATTGAGATTAGTTTGGTTTTATTAAACTTAGGATCTTTAATCCAACAATCGCCGTGTGGATAAAAAACAAATTTATCAGAGTAATTTAACAAATCTATATCGTGAGTGTATATTTTTTTAAACACGTGTAAGTTATTCTTTACTTTTTCAAAATACCCAGGTGTAAAATGTTCTAAGATATCAGAAGACTCAATTATCCACCCATAGATGTTCTTATAATCTTGATTTGTATTTAACATATCCGCATCTGTAACAACAACATCTTCTTCTACATTAGTTGGGTATCCGTATTTTACAATTATATCAATATTTTTACTTTTCAACTTATCATTCCAATATGATTCTGGTATATGACTTAAGTTCGGACAAACTACGTTCATATATTTTCTTTTAATTTTTTATAAATATCTTCAAGAGGATGTTTAGTCATACTATCAGTAGATGGATCATTTTGATAAACAAATGGTTTAGCAACGCCATATACGTTATATTCGTGTTGATGTTGACATGTAAAATAATCAATTCCAACTCCCCCAACTTCACACAGAACAGGATATTTTTGTCCTATAGATATTAAGTTTTCCAAATATCGTTGTGTTAAAAACAACATACCATGTGTACTTGTCATGCCACTTAATCTATAATAATCATCATTATATTTTGAAATAGATAAATTATTCCATTCGGATCTACCATCTTTAACCCCCCAGCCAGATGTACCAATATGAACTACATCAGCGTCGTCGGGAACATTCAGTTCGGTTTTAAACCACTCAGTTGGACAACAATCGTCCTCTAACACAAGAATTGGTGGTTTAATAACGTTCCATAACTTTATTAAAGATATATCACATCCCAATGGTCTGGGTAATGTTACGCCATAATATACATCAAAGTTTAACTTATCTTCAAAAACACGCTTAAATTGATCAAGTCTATGAGTATTGCTTGGTATAGTCAATACTTTAACTTCTATATCTTTAAAATTTACATACATAACTAGTCATTATATGGTATAGTACCATTTATTGGTTGATGAATAATTACATGTTTTAATGAACCATATAATTTAAATCCAGATAATTTTGCTCTATAAGAAAAATGTGGACCTTCTTGTAAAAAGTGTTCTGTGCCATCGTTTTCTTTGATAATTCCACTGTCATATTGCAATCCACTATCAAACACTCTTCTTGAAATTAAAGCAGCACATTCTACTATATTCATTCTATAAAACGTATCATCAAAACGACTTGCCACTTTATTTATTGGAACTACGACTCCATCAATAATCGCATGTGTCACTCCGTCATAATTTACATCATTGACTTCAACCCGTGGCATGATGATATCGGTATTAAACTCTACAGATTCTTTTAAAAAGTTTGGTGGGATATATTGATAATCCGCGTCTACCCACCATATATAACCATTATCCGCTAAATAATTATCAACTATATAATTACGTATAATTTTTAAACTATTCATTCTTTTATCCATATGTCTAAAGTCATGTCTGGATTCGTGCGGCAATTTAAATCCGATATCTTTTTTCTCGTATTTTATAGATCTGTATCTATATTTTGATAACAATTCACGTATACAATATTCTATTACGGCAAATGAATTATCCTCGCTATCATTCTCTACAAAAACAATGGACAAATCTTCTTTATCATAATCCAAGTTAATAATTTGTCTAACTGTGTTTTCCAACCAAGAGTCACAATTTTTAACAGGAATGCCAATTAATACGTTTTTTCTATTTACAATCATATATGCAAGTTATGTGTTCGTTCGGATCACCATCAACATTATAGTTTATTTCTTTAGCGTTTAAAGGATAGAACTCATTATTTTCTAAAATTTGCCATGTGTTTTTGTGTTTGCCATCGACAATATCATCGTTAAATCTTCGACCAGACACGATCAATCTACTGGTCATTTTCTTGATATCTCGTAAATATAAATTAAGATCATTTTCGTGTATATGTTGAAAAACAATAGTAGCATATATGCAATCAAACTTTATTGTTTTCAGTATATCCCAATCAGATATAAGTTCTAGGTTTGGATAATCACATATTTGTTTGCTAAATCTTATTTTTGAATATTCGTTAGCTTTATTCATCATATGTGGATTATCGTATCCATAAAATTTCCAATTTTGAAAATTTTGTGAAAAGTCAAAAATATTACGGCCTACACCACATCCGAAATCCAAAATAGACAACGATTCAGATTTATCCCCTATCATAGGCGTTAACCACATATCTGAATTTATTGTTTCTGATGTTCCATTAGTTAAGACTAAATCAATAACTTTATTTAAATTAAATTGCTCAATGTGTAACCACCCGTTAAAAGAATTATTCATAAAAAATAGTAAACTAGAATGTATTTAAATACATATTAACATGAATTTCGATCAATATAAGTTTCCTGAATTAAAAATAATACCAGACATTTATAAAAACAAAAATAAATGTTTTATTTTGAAGAATTGTATTATTGATTTAACAAATTTTTCTAAGCTTACATTAGACGATGTTTATAATAATATAAAAGTATACAGTGAAAATTATAGAATTAAAAAATACATTAATAGACATCCTGATACTAATGCTTTGTGGTATGACGAAAAAAATCCTACTATAGAATATGGTGAATATTCCGAAGAATCTAAAAATTTAAAAATAGATGAACACGTAGATGAATTATTTTTTTGTTATGATTATTTAGAATGGAATTACAGTCATTTTTTAACAGATGTATATCCAAAAATGTGGTATTATCCACAAATGTGCAAAAACAACTCAAATGTTAAATTTGGCCAAATAAGACCCATAATAAATTATGCAAATGATGTAAACGATAAAAGTTTTATAAAAAAATTGAGTTTTAGAAGTGATTTTGCTGAAGATATCACTGACTTTTATTTGAAACATAATAATTTATTTGATAAATTTTTGCCTTTAACAATGGGAAAAGTTTATCACATTGATACGTTAATTTTGCCTGTACCATATACTTCTCAGGATGTTTGGTTATGGAGCGACACTCAATTCGAATTATATAACTTATTAGTTGAAGAAAGCAAAAAAGTAAAAAGAACATTTGCAAAAAATAATTTTATATCTAGATTGGATACTCAAAAAAACGGATGGTATCACTTTAGATATATGACGAACGAAAAAGAAGTTTATAAAGAAATAGAACATTTAGGATTTGAAAATGTAGAATTAATGGATCTTAATATTTTTGAAAAAATAAAATTAGTAAATAATTCAGACTGTATTATACAACAAGGAGGATCTACAACATTTAACATAATTTTTGAATCTCCAGGTACTAAAAATATTATTATCACCGGTCCACATTATGCTGAATGGAAACCCATGTTAGAGTGGTTATGTACAGTCAAACAAACAAAATTACATCTAATTACAAGTGGGGTTGAATTATTGGGTGTGGATATGTATCCAGATGTTTGTAGACGTGTACCAGATCAACCATTTAAATTCAATGATATACAAAAATTAAAAGATTGTATAAATTCTTAATTCTTTATATATGCTTGAACATATGGACATGGAGCGCCATTACAAATACGGTGTAATTTGTTAGATTTAACAAATTCTCTTAATTCTTGAAGAGTTTTTCCAAGCCAAATATCGTTGAGTGTATCTTTATTAAGATTGCCTAAGTGCTGTGAACTCCAACAACAAACTCTTACCTCACCTGTAGCTAATACTTGTAAATTCTCCCACGGATGTTTACAATCTTTTATTTCAAGTTTCATATTTTATGATAAGTAAATTTAATATTTTTTTCATTTGCATAAATTGATATTTTATCAATTTCATCGTTATATAGTTCTTGAAACTTCCAAGGTAATTGATCTTCATAATTAAAAGTCCAATTTCTAATTTGCCTATTAAACTGTTCACCTTCCCAATTATTCAATGGCCAAGTATCTAATATGTTTATATTAAGATCTACACATAAATCTATTGCATCTTTTAATTCCAAAATATTTTCTCTCATTAATGTCATGTTTAATGTGATTGTTAAATTCGACTTATATTGTTCTTTATAAGACATTAATTTTTTAATATTTTCAATTACATTATTAAGATTTGCGCCTCTTATTTTAGAGTATGTTTCGACATTAGGGGAATCAATAGAAACACTCAAATGTTTTAACGAAGAATTAACTAATTTTATCATTTTTTCTTCGGATAAACTCACCAAATTAGTATTAGTAGATGACCAACTATTATTGTTTAATACTTCTAAACATTTCCAGAATGATGGACTTAAAGTTGGTTCTCCAATTCCATGCAATTGTATAAATTCCGCATTTAATATATACGGTTTTAATTGTTCCAAAGTGTTCTCGGACAAATGAACTTTAGCTCTTCCAAAATCTTCAGCTGACTGAGTACACATTACACATTTTAAATTGCAAATTGATGTAGTTTCTATGTTAAGCGATTTTGGATATAAACGTGTCATATTTTCTTGTGGGACTTGTATACATTTCGTATTAAAATATTACTTCTCCATCCACTAAAATGCCTACGATTTTCAATCCAAGTTCTCTATTATCATTCTCCGGAATAAATGCGTTTTCTAGTCGAAAGCTGAATTCTTCTTTTCCAGATGTGTTAAGTTTAATAATATTGAGACAATTGGATTTAATTTCTATACTATTATTATCGTAAAATAAATTATTATCAATTTCACTAAATGCTTTAATAGTAATGTCATTAATATTTGAAACAATTCCATTTACAACTTTAGATGTCCATATCCAAGAAAAATTACGATCTTTTTCTAATGAAAATGTACCTTCCAAAAATTGAACATTTTTTCTTAATTTGTCTAACTGGTTAAAATTGATTATCATAACATTTTTTCATTAATTCGTAAACATGCTCCAAATCCGGATATGCCCATTCTTGATCTACTGAATAATTAGTACTAAACGATTCCATACCACTTACTTTATCTATTTTATATTTTACCAATCCATCATAATCTAAACCAAGATAATCTACTTGACCACCATATCCAGTAGTAATTACTTTTTTGCCATAATTAAAAGCATCAAATATAGTTAATCCAAATCCTTCACCTTTGTTCAAACTAACATAACAATCTCCAAAACTATGTAATCCTAATATATCCCTATTACTTAAATTATCTAGTATAATATGAATAGATGTACCCAACTTATTAGTTAATTTATTAATAGTGTTAATACAATACTGTCTATTGACGGGTTGATAATCTCTGTAATGAACTTTAATTAAAAGCTGAGTATCTGGATAATCATCATTAAATTTATCAAATACGGTTACTAAATCTTCTATACCTTTTCTAAAATTTAATTCGCCTATACTATAAAATGTATATTTGTTTTTGGGTACTACATTTCTTACATGATCATATATGGTTATACTGTCTTTATTAATTAAATTCTGATGATGCCATATATGAGGTACTACTTTTATATTAGAATTCACACCAGAATTCATAAAACATTCTTTATTAAAGATGGATGGAACCCAAACTTCCGGTACGTTATTAATATAACTAACCCACTTTGATGGTAGCTTATTTGTTTCCCACGTACAATATCCAACTACATTTTTAACTTTATTATTATGTGTTAACAATAAATCATTCCAAATGTCTGGAGTACTATGTAAGATTACAGTATCGTAACTATCATACGATATTCCAATTACACTTTCTGCCAAAGCGTCTACATAATAATTTCTATCATTGTTGCTATTATCAAATAATAATTGAGTCCAATTAACAGATATATTACGTAATACATAGTCTGCTAAATAGCCTTTAGCGGCACTAGCATAACCGCTAGTGCCGCTTTGACCAATATATTTAATTGTGCCTATATCGTTTATTACGACAGATGGATGAATAACTGGTTTACTACTAACTATACTTGATACTTTCTTTATCATTTATTGATTGTTTTTATCAATTTAGCAATACAAGCCATAAATGTAATTTCTTTATCTACAACCATGCTGCTCTGATATACATATTCCGCTACTTCAATAATTACTTGCACTTCTTTACCAGGAGCAAAATCACTAGCTTTATCATATAATTCGCTATACAATTCATCAAATGTTTTTGTTCCAGCATCTGCTACCAACTGTCTGATCTCATTAAATGCTTTTGAATTTGTTTTACTACCATTCAAAATAGAAATCAAACTAGATTTTAAGTCAACACTCGCATTCTGCGTCTTGACCAGTTTAAGACTACCACTAGTACTACTCTGTTGTAAATAATTAATTACTTTACGAATGTCAGGATAAAAATTATCCAATACAATCTTCAAATCTGATAGTTCATACTTAACCGATTCTTTGTCAAGAATGTTACGTACATAAACAGCTACATCTTTCTTTGTAGGTGGTTCAATCTCAAAGACTTGACAACGACTGATCAATGGTTTAATAATCTTTTCTACATAATTACATGTTAAAATGAACCGTGTAGACTGACTATATGTTTCCATCAGATTACGAAGAGCTGCTTGAGCTTCGGTAGTGAAAAAGTCAGCTTCATCCAGAATAACAATCTTTAATGCTTGAAATCCAGTAGACCCAGCGAACCCTTTGATTCTGGTACGTACCATTTCAATGCCGTTAGTATCACTAGCATTAATATAAATTACGTCGGATGGAATGTTCTTGGTCAAAATCTTAGCAAGAGTAGTCTTACCAGTACCAGCTCCGCCATGAAACAATAAATGTGGGATATCTTTTCGTTTGATGAACTCATTCAAAATGTCTTTCAAATGACTATCACAAATATAATCCTCCACATTACTTGGACGATACTTTTCAGCCCAAAGAGTGTGAGCTGATGACTGTGTTTCTGTTTCTTCAGAAAAGAAGCTCATATAATATTAGTCAACGTTCTTGATTTCAACCAAGTAATAGCTACTGTTAAATACGTCGTTATTAAACTCAACGTGTGCAATACCAGCGTCACTGATCTTTAATACTGCATTTTCACAGTCATTATTGCTAGTTAGAATCTCTTTTAAATATTTAGCACTAAAATGAATAGTCTTACCAAGAGTATCTTTACCTTCCGTTGGCTTAAAATCTATACTGATACGATTGCTATTTACACTACTAAACCCAATAACTAGTTTTAGTTTATCTTTCTTATCTTTGGTAAAAGTCAAAGTATCTACATCACTCAAAGCATTCTTAGCTTTTACGAATGTAGTAACAAATTCTTTAGTAAGAGGAATCTCCAAATTAAATGGAGGTAACTTCTTAAGTTCAGGCACTTTAGGAATTACACTTAGATCAGCTGTAACATACTGTACATCAGTACTTTCCCCGGTTAGAGAAATTGATACGATCTTATCTTCACGCATATTAAATGAGATATTTACTTCGTCATTCAAAACACTTAGAAGCTTCTTTAACTTAGCAGTATCATTGATGCCAATCTCAGCATCATTCAAACCAGCACTATCTTTGATAACCACGAACGACAGTACGTTCTTATCATCACTGATTGAAGCGGTTTTGATTTGTTTGTTTGCACTGTCAATGACCCATTTTACGCTTTCAATGGTTCCGTTGAGAGAATACTTGTCGATAAATGTATTAATTGTTTGTTTCTTCATACTCTATAATCTTATTCTAAGTTTTGCGGTTTGTCAATTTTAAAATGTAAAATCGAAAAATTCTTCGGATGCTTTACATAAATCGTCTACAGATGTTAGACACTTAATGCCGTTAACATATAAATCATCTGGGGATATATAAAAACAACCAATTTTATAATCAGCATATGCGGCAGTTCTCATTTGATAATATACTTTTACATTGCTACTATCATTTGTTCTAAATTCAATATAATAAACTTTAGGATCACTTAGTCTATACAACTGATTTTTTGGAATAAACAATTTATCACATAATATCTGATTTGTTGTGAATTCTACATATGGTCCACGTTGACCAATTACTATACGTTCGTATTTACGTGCAACAACAGTATCACAACCAGTTTTTAATTCCAATGAACATCCCTCCTCGGGTATATTTACTAAATCTCTATACTTTTTCATAATAATTAAAAACTAAAAAACTCTTCCAATTTAACATCTGTTTCATTTGGCCAACTCCAATTCAACACATTATAAAAATCCAACAACTTACCTTTAAGTTCTTGTTCATACATAGCATTTCTATCTACATATTGTTCAATAAACGCAATAACACGATCTGGATCAGTACCGTCAGCTTTCATAGCAATACCCTCAACACCATATTCATTTTGTTTTAAATATACCCACTTAATCTTTTGACCGTGGAATATCGGCGGAACATCCTTGTCCAAGTTCCAGTTTTTCAACAAATCGTTATAAGCCAAAGCAGCTTTAGCTTGAGCCGGCGTACCGTCCATAAACTGAAACGGATGTCTAGTCTTTGGATTATAATCAGTTTCACCACTCTGACTCTTAAACTTAACACTCGTATTCTTTGCAATCTCAATGACAGGATAAGTAGGCATCTTATCTTTAAATTCAAGAATGCTTACGTCAATTTGTTCTTTTGGAAGTTTGCGCAACATATCATCCAAGAATTTTTGCATAAACTTACGAAATTGAATTGGAAAACTAGTACGAACTACGTCAATACCTTTTACTTCCATTTCATCACATTCAATACCGGCTTTGTTAACAATAAACTGTGCGTACCGTTTCTTAGCTAACCAAAAACTAGTCTTGGCAATAACTTCTTGTTTTGCATCAAATCGATGATTTTCAATATTGAAATATCGTTTTGCCATTACATCATAAAACTTATTGACAAATGATTGTACATCACCAGTTACTTTTAGAATAGCCTCAGTCATTGCCTTTTCATCATTTATATCAATATCAGGCATATTCTTTTTAATGATGGGCATTGCACTGGCAAAACAACTATCTGTGTCTGTATATATAACCCAGTCTCCTTCTTTTTCATCCAATGCACGTTTGAAACACTCATTGATAGCTTTACCTGTAGATTTGATAATATCTTGACCTGTTATGGTAACAGCGCTCGCATTATCCTTGTCATAAAATCTAAAGATCGGTAACCCCAATACACCATAGATTGAATTAAGTAATACTTTTTGTACTTTTTGACGGCCATCATAAAATTCATATTTTTCCCATTCTTTTAAATCTGCATGTTTTTTAGCTAGTTTTCGAAGATCTTTACGTTCATCGAACCATTTTACTAGAATTTCCGGAATAACTCCTGTCTTATCTTGTTTACACATTACTCCATTACTAGCAACACTCAAATTAGTTTGTGTAATTAATTGTTTAAATTCATCATTGGTATAAATAGTAGAACCCACATGATATTTACCAATCTTGTTCTGAGCAAATAACCGAGCATTAAATGCGTACAATCGTTGATCAAGATATTGAGCAAATGGAGTTTTCTTCTGAACACTATCACCTAAATTCTCATAATCTTCACGGATTTCTTTGGTACGATCTTCAACATAAGAATCATCATATTCAATCTTATTGATTACTGCTACTTTAGTTTCAGGTGATAAATTAAGACTGATGATGATATTCGGATACATTGATGTAAGATCCAAATCAAAGACCCAATCATAACGACCGGGAATAGGAGCCTTAACATAAGCACCTTCAAAACCTTGTTCATTATCTTCCATTTGCGTTTCATATTCGTCACGACCATCCAATGATTTATTTTTAGCAACTTGTCCTTTACGACGCAGATACATAAGAATAGCACCTTCAATAAAACGAGAACTCATTTCATACCATTCATATGGAACGTGTCCTTTATGACAAATAGCCCTCGCCAATTCAATAAACTGTAACTTCTTCTCCAATGCTACAATGATTTGTACGTCATTCAAGTTATATTCAATATACTTGTTGATATCAGCTTTATACAAATCATCCAAACTACCTTTGTAGGCAATCTTCTCCATACCCACAATCTTTTTACCAATAGCTCCAAGAGCATAACTAGCCTCTTGTTTAATATTAAGCTTCTTGTAAAGTGTCATATAATCCAAGTGAGTTACCCCAGCAACAATAACTTTCTTATTCCAATCATTAATATAAGCAACTTTAATTGGACTCAACCGTTTTGCATTATTTGACCCAACAATATTTTTCATACGCCGAAATAGATATGGCATGTCAAAGTTATCACTATTCCAACCAGTACTAATAGTAGGTTGAATTTCTTCCCATTTGGTCAGAAAGTGCATCAATAGACTATCTTCAGCCGTAAAGCTACGTACTTCTACGTTTTCTTTAACAAAGTCATTTAGCTTGTTTTCTTTATCCAAGATGAAAGCTGTATATTTAGCTGTTAAACTATCATAAATAGCAATAGCTGTAATTTCTTTATCAGCTTCTTCTACATTTGGAAACCCACCTTCAGTACTAACCTCAATGTCAAGATATACAACACGATGTCCTTCAGATGGTTCATCGTTATCTTCGTAAGCATCAATCAAAATGCGAGTTTCTGCTGGAACATCACTTTCAAACAAGCTTGGATCTTTTGAATTAAATTTATAAACTTTTTCAAGTTCATCGCCATAAATACTGCGATACATTCCACCCTCACGTTTACGATAAGCATATGGCCGATATGGAATAGTTACATATCCCTTAGTATCATCCCACAAATGAATAATGTTATCTTTCTTTGAAACGAAAATGTTTTGATACATATAACCACTATATCTTCAACTTATTGATAAGTCCAGCAAAAACTGAATGATATTCTTCTTTTACATGTTGTCCACATTGTAATAATCGATCCATTAACTTTTTGTGTTTAATGGATGTAAATACCTCAGGCTCCAATTCAATACCATTTAACACAGGTGGTTCAGTTTTATTGATACAATACCATAATATTGCCAATTCGTCTTCAGTGAGCGAGTCTAGATGATCTAATTTCATTTTAATTTAAATCCAAAAATATTTTGACCGAGATTTACAAATAACGTGTTGTCCAATTTGGATCTTAATACATCAAGATCTTTGGAGTGAAATTCTTTTTCTTCGTCTTCCACTTCTTTGACACTAAAACTATTGCCCAATCTTGTAACACTAGCTTCTCTAGCATTCATGATTATCTGTGGGGTAACTACCAAATAGTCGCCTGATTTTAATTCTTTCTTCTTCTTAGACTTATTATCCAAAGCTGTCACTGTACCACTAACTACGTACAAATGTGTGAACTTTTCGTTAGATTTAACAAAGAATGTAGATTGGCCAAATGCTACACTACATAACGTAGTGAGTAATGTATTGATATTGGTACTTTCACTAACACAATATAGTTCGCCATTTACTGTAAAGTTAAACATTGCATCTTTTACTTTAACTACCTCTGGCAATTTAAAATCATTAACATACTCAGTACTTGTTTGATTGAAGTACGTAGACGTGTTTTCTTTATGATACACTGCGATACGATATGGTAATATATATGACACACTAGAGTTAGTTGTGTTTATATTGAGACTATTAGTAATAGTATATGTTTTACCTATTATTGTTGGTAATACGTTTAATTTATTATTAATAACCTCGTTTAATTCTACATCGTTGTTTTTATCATATAAAAATAGATCATTTGCGTGTAGATTAAATGTTGTCAATAGAGCAATTAGAAGTTTCTTCATATACAATATATAGTTTTTTTAAGTTGACTTTTATTAATTATACATTAAGATGATAGAATGTCAAATGAAGAAATCAAAGAAATAAAAAAGAAACGAGTTAGCTTCAGTCAATATTCTACATTTTTAAAATGCCCACAAAAATGGTATCTGGATTATGTCAAGAATCTCCGAGTAAAAGATGACAATATCAATACCACATTTGGTACTTCTATCCATCATGCATTTCAAACATATCTTACTTCGCTCTATAACGAAGGTGTAGGCATTGCTGATGCATTAGATGTAAAGAAACTATTCTTAGATAAGTTCAATGAAGAAATTAAAAAAGTAAAAGATGTAAAAGAAGAAGACTTTACTGATTTTATTTTCGATGGCAATGACATTGTCGATACATTTTGTAAATCAGCTAATAGACTTAAATACTTTTCTACTAAAGATTATGAACTAGTTGGTATTGAAATTCCATTAGAGATGCCGATTAAAAATAATGTTGAATTTGTTGGTTTCATTGACATTGTCTTAAAAGAGAAAAATAAAGAATACTATAAAATTATTGATTTTAAGACATCTAGCAGTGGATGGAATAGTTACATGAAAGAAGACGTAAGTAAACTTGCACAATTACATCTATACAAAAGTGTTTATAGTAAAAAGTTTAATGTACCATTAAATAATATCGAAGTGGAATTCTTCATCGTAAAACGTAAACTATATGAAAATGTTAGCTTTCCACAAAGTCGAATTCAAATATTTAAACCTGGTGCTGGACCCACAGTAATCAAAGAAAGTATTCATAGTTTTATTGAATTTCTAGATTTTGGATTCAATTCAGATGGAACTTATAATGAAAATAATCAATATATAAAAGTTCCAGGTAATGGTAAAAAACATTGTAAATACTGCACCCATTATAAAAAAATCTGTGATGGTAAAGCTACAAAATTATAATTAATATGTGATATATGTACATACATATATATGTACATATGTTATGGATCAATTTGTTACAACAGTAAAGCTTAACCAAGAATTATATAATCAGTTTAAAGAACTGAATATAAGAGGTAAAGTATCATTTCAAGACTTCGTTAATAAATGTCTTGAGAGGTATTTATCAGATTCTAACTTTCAATCAGAAATTAGTGAAAGTATTAATACAAAGTTAAGTTTTAACGCTCCATTTTCATTATCAAAGGAATCTAAATGAAAAAGAAAAAAATATTATTATTAAGTGACGATCTAAGAATGCATAGTGGCGTAGCTACAATGAGTCGTGAATTGGTATTAGGCACACTTCATAGTTATGATTGGGTGCAAATTGCCGGTGCTATTAAACATCCAGAAGCTGGTAAAGTTGTAGATATGAAAGACGCTTGTGATAAATTAAATAATAGAACCGATAACTATTTGAGACTATATCCAGTTGATGGTTATGGCGATGAAGATGGTCTATATCAGATTATAGCTCTAGAAAAACCAGATGCGATTCTACATTTTACAGATCCCCGTTTCTGGGGATGGTTGTATAATATCGAACATCAAATTCGTAGTAAAATCCCACTAACTTACCTGGATATATGGGATGATTTACCATATCCAATGTGGAATAAACCATTCTATAAAAGTTGTGACGCTTTGTTTGCTATTAGCAAACAAACGGATAACATTAATAAATGGGTACTAGGACCGGGAAATTGTACTAGTATCTACGGTGATTTTGATAATAATGGAAATATAATAAAGGAGAACGTTTAATATGCCAGTAAAAGGAAAACATCTATTACACTTGGTACCGCATGGTATTAACAGTGACGAATTTAAACCACTTCCAAAAGGAGATTCTTCAGTTGAAAAGTTGAAGAAAAGTTTATTGGGAGAGGGTGATTACAATTTTATCGTAGCATTCAATAGTAGAAATGCACATCGTAAACATCCAGCAAATCTAATTTTAGCATTTAAATCATTTTGTGCTTCTATTGATCAAGAACAAGCTAAAAAATGTGCTTTAATTATGCATACCGATAAAGTGTGTGAAGCTGGTACTGATCTTGTAGCTACGATTCAAGCGGTGTGTCCAGAGTATAAAGTGGTATTGGACGAGTCTCGTAGAGCACCAGAAGAAATGGTAGCATTCTATAATCTGGCTGATGTTACCGCCAATGTTAGTTCCAATGAAGGATTTGGTCTAAGTATCGCTGAAAGCATTATGTGTGGTACTCCAGTTATTGCCACAGTAACAGGTGGTCTACAAGATCAATTGGGAATTGTTACAGATGATGATAAACCAGTTGAATTTAATCTTGAATTTGGTACCAATACTACTGGTAGATATAAGAAACATGGAGTTTGGGCTAAGCCAGTTTGGACCAAAGTACAAAATTTACAAGGCAGTCCTCCCACTCCATATATCATGGATGATTTAGTTAGTTATACAGACATTGCAGATGCTATTGCTTATTGGTATTTACATAATAGTGAAAAGCGTGAGCAATATGGCATGGAAGGTCGTAAATGGGCAATGAATGAAGGAGGAATCAACAGTAAAAACATGTGCGATCAATTTATTAAAGCTATGGATTTCACATTAAATAATTTTACCCCAGTTAAATCATTTGACATCTTTACCAACCATGGTTATGATATTAAATCATTACCTAACGATAAACTAGGATTTGATTTACACGCTGTAAATTTGGAAGCTATTAAACAAACCATTTCATGAAAATTCAAGTATTAAAAAACGAAGATTATCAAGACGTTGAAAACTTACCAAAAAAAGCTACTGATAGAGCTACTGGTTTTGATGTAGTTGCTACAAGTGATCCAGAAATTGTTGGAGAACTATATGATAATGGTACATATAAACGAATAGATTACATTCAATATAAAACTAATCTTAAATTAGCTGTACAGAATGAACGCGTATATAGTGGATTCGGTTATACTGATATCGACTATGATATTTTAGCATTTCCTCGTAGTAGTGTTAGTAAATACAATTTAACATTAGCTAATTGTGTTGGATTGATTGACGCTGATTATCGTGGAGAAGTATTACTGCGTTTTAAATATCAATGGCAACCAGAAGATTACAAAATTAGAACCGATAATCTAATTGAAGGAACTGTAAATTCAGATAAACTTTATAAGAAAGGTGATAAAGTTTGTCAACTCAAAGTAACCACGGTAGAAGATGTAAAATTTGTTTTGGTAAATGAATTGGATTCTACAGATAGAGGCGAAGGTGGATTCGGTAGTACGGATGTTAAAAAAGGAGAAAGATCCGAAATAGCCCAAGTTCAAATGAGTAAAATGGAAGCACTATATACTAGTTTGGGAGGAGTACCTACACCAAATAAAAAATACACACAATTGGTACAAGAAAGAGATACAAAACAATTTAATCAATAATATGAACAAACCATTATGTCTAATTTCAGGACCAGTATTTAATCGCAGTGGATATGGCGATTGGGCCACATCTATTGCTAAAAGCATCATTCGTTATGATAAATTTGATGTTAAAATAGCACCTACTAGGTGGGGCAATTGTCAAAGCAAACGTTTTCTTGACGATTTAACCGATCCAGAAGATAAGAGTCTAGCTAGTAAATTTTTACAAGGAAATCTAAATAAACAGCCAGACGTATTCGTGCAGTTGACAATTCCAGAAGAATTTCAAGCAGTGGGTAAATACAACATCGGTATGACAGCTGGTATCGAAACTACCATTCCACCAGGCAGTTGGATAGAAGGTGTTAATAAAATGGACTTAACAATCGGTCTATCAAATCATGTCAAGAAAACATTTACGGAAGTCAAAATGGCAAAACAACTCGAAAATGGACAACAAGTTCCTGTTCAAGTTGAAAAACCAATCGAAGTATGTTTTTGGGGAGCCGATACAAATATCTTTAAGAAAACAGATGAGAAAATTGATTCGGTTGAACTCGCTTTATCACAAATTAAAGAATCCTCTGCATTTTTATTTGTCGGCCAGTGGACACATGGGGGAATATATAATGATCGTAAAGACATTGGCAACTTAATAAAAACATTCTGTACGGCATTTAAAAATAACAATTCAAATGATAGACCGTGTTTAATTGTAAAAACAAGTGGAGCTTCATATTCTACTGTGGATAGATTTGAAATTCTATCAAAAATTAAAAAAGTACGAGATGAAATTGGAGAAAATGCGCCAAATGTTTATCTTTTGCACGGTGAATTAAGTGAACCGGAAATGAATGCGTTATTAAATCATGAAAAGATTATATCACATATATCATTTACACACGGCGAAGGATATGGTCATCCCCTTTTATTATCCACATTAAGTGGAAAACCTCTATTGGTTTCTAATTGGAGTGGACATTTAGATTATTTAAATCCAACGTTGTCAAATTTATTACCAGGTAATCTTGTAGACATTGATAGAAAATCAGTTAACCAGTGGATTATTAAAGAAAGTAAATGGTTTAAAGTATCATATTCACTCGCTGAAGATAAAATGAAACAAGTTTATTTTGCACGCAAAAGTGACAAGTTTACTAAAAACGCAGAACTTCTACGTAAAGAAAATACAGAGAAGTTTAGTATTACTGCTATGGATAAACGTCTGTGGGACTTGTTAGATAAGTATGTACCTTCGTTTGCAGTAGAGAATCAGTTTGTACTGCCTAAATTAAAACCAGCTGGTAATACTGAAAATAAAATTATTCTACCTAAACTAAAAATTGTTTGATATGTTTTTATCTTACTTAGTAACTTGTCATAACGAAACTGATAGTTTAGAAAAATTACTATCCAAGTTAATAGAATATAAAAAAGATAACCATGAAATTGTTCTTCTTGATGATTATTCGGATAATTCAGAAACTCTGGAAATTATACAAAAATTTAAAGACAAAGTAAATTTCCAACAACATAAGTTAGATAAAAATTATGGCGCACATAAAAACTATGGTATAGAAGTATGTAAAGGTGAATGGATCTTTCAACTAGATGCTGATGAAGTTCCAACTGATGGATTGATAGAGAATATAGATTTAATAATTGAATCGAATAATAACAATGAAGTATTATGGTTACCACGTTTAAATTATTTTGTTGGGGTAACTGAACAAGACATCAATATGTGGGGATGGAGATTATATGACGGTATGATTAATTTCCCAGATTATCAATCCAGATTGTATCGTAATTTGTCACACATTAGGTACGAAAGAAGATTACATGAAAAAGTAGAAGGCTTCAAAAGTTATGTATTTATACCTCCGCAAAAAGATTATGCAATTATTCACGAAAAGACAATTGAAAAACAAAGACAGACTAATTTAAATTACAATAAACTTTTTACAGAGGATGAAAATAAAGGATATGCGGTTAAATGAAAAATTATTTTGATATGTCTATAGATGAAATACTAATTAATATTCCTGATAAGTTTCAACATAAAACTACTACCAGCCATAAGTTTAAACGTGAGTTATTTGAATTCTTTAATAAAGAGGAATTTAAAAATAAAACTTGTCTGGAGATTGGGTCTAACATTGGATATACAACCCGTGTATTAAGTTATCTTTTCAAAGACGTAATAGGATTTAATTTGGAAAATGTTGATGTGGCCAGAAATTTTAATTTCGATAGACCCAATGTTAAATTTTATGCGCAAGATGTTTATAAAACAACTTTTCCTACAAACTATGGAGATGTATTTTTAGTTGACGCTGAACATACATATGACGCTGTTATTAATGACACTATTAGATCTTTAAACTTCCAATCAAGTGACAAAAAACATTTTATTTACGATGATTATGGGGCATTTCCAGAAATCAAACAAGCAATAACTGATCTAATTCAACATGATAAAATAGAAATAGTAAGATATATTGGACACGAACCAAAATCTAATTTCACGCGGCCCCTATTTGATTATGAAGGTGTTATTTGTATAGAAAAATAAAAAATTTAATGGTTAAAGTAAAAATATATGAGTTAGAAAAACATCGCAACGAAACTACTTTTCGTCCGTTGTTATTTGCGCATGAAATATTCAGAGAAGTAGGCATAGAATTTGTAAAAGATGGTGACGCTGATTTTGCGTTTGTGGGACATGCAAGTTTTGTAAACAAAAAAGTATCGCTTGATGAGTCTGTGTCAATAGGCATTGAGTTTTTAAAAACAATAAAAGAACCTTATTTTTTATTTGACGGACAAGATGCGGCTACGTTAATTGGATCATATGAAGTTTTTTCACAATCAACATCGATTGGTTTATTGAAACCTACTCTTTATAAAGACAAAACAGAATATTTAAAAAAATATGCAAATGGAAGATCTTATTGGGGATCAGGCGAATATGCTTTACCAAATTTAGATTTATTTGATAAAATAAAACTATCTGGGTTTAACTGGTTATCTACAATACAACCACAGTGGTTAAATTATATTAACAATAAGCAGTTTGATGTGTCCGCAATGTTTATGTACCCACATAAAGATGTATATGAACATAATTTAAATCAATCGACTCATTACAACTTCTTCAGAAAAAATTTATTAGATAATTTGAGTAACAAGTTTAATGTTACAAAATTAGAAAAAGGAGTTAGACTACCCACAAATCAATATTACGATAGAATGTCAAATTCTAAAATAATATTAGCTCCATTTGGATTTGGTGAAATTGCGCCGAGAGATTTAGAATCGGCTATGTTTGGATCAGTACTAATTAAACCAGACATGTCACATGTTGAAACAATACCAAATTTATACGTACCTTATCAGACATATGTTCCATGCAAACACGATTTTTCAGATCTCAATGAAAAAATAGACTATGTTCTTTCCGATTTTTCTAATTTACAAAAATTTTATGTAGAGAACATGAGAAACAAATTTAATGAATTGTATGATTTAAATAAACTGGTTTTGTATTATTACAATATATTTAAAAATATAAACACGGTTACAATAGAATGAAAATAGGAATTACAGTTGCTATGCACTGGTCAGATGAATTTAGACCAGATGGAGATATATTTATAAAAAAATTAGTAAATTCCATAAATGATGTTATTACATGTGATAAAGTAATATATGTTGTTGATAATGCGAGTCAATATCCGTCTAACATATTAACCTATTCAAATGTCAAATATTCTAAAATTGAAGATCAGTCGATAGAAGGAATTACAGGAGCTTGGAATCAAGGTATTTATAATGCTATAAATGATGGATGTGATATCATAATCAATACTAATGATGATATCATTTTCAATAATAGTGTAAACAAATTCATCGATCATATTAATACTGACGCCAAAAGTATAAATACTATATATAGTCCTCTAACTAACGGTGTTTTTGTTGATAGTCAATTTAGCAATGGTCCAAAAGAAGGCGTTCAACTAACTAGAAATATAGGCGGATTTATGTTTGGTTTTACAAAAGAACACTATCATAAATATAAATTTAATGATATATGTTATTTTAATAAAAATAATAAGTACAACGAAGGAGATGGTATTTGGGGCGGCCAAGAAGGTCAATTTATAGAAAATTGTGAAAAAGGCGCTATATGTAAAATTGTAAATTTTTGTTGGGTAGATCACAATAAACAGAGGGGTTGGAAAAAAACAAAAAAACTTCTGTCAAAAAATGAAAATATTAGTAATAAATCCGTGTAAAAAAGAAGATTATTTAGCGACATCTATAATAGAGGGATTAAAGAAAACAAAACATGAAATTTATTATACAGATGAAGGTAACGGCGCAGATAATATAATAAGCGATGATACATTTATTTATCACTCAAAAAACTGCGACTATATATTTGCAATTTGGGGCAAATCTAAATTTAATGGAATTCAAGAACCAAAGTTTTATTTGATTGATAAAGTAAATGGTTGGGATAAAACGATTTATATTGATGGCAGTGAGTATAACTACACAGGATTTCGTGGAAAAACAAATGAACAACTAGATCCAACTTTTAAATCAAAATCAAGATATTACTTTAAAAGAGAATGTTTGAAAGAACATGTTGATCAGGGAATAATACCACTTCCATTTGCAACATTAGATTCATATTTTAATAATAATTTTTACAATAAAGAAATAGACGTATTTTGTTCATATGGTCAATTAGAAACAGGTCTAAGAAAACAATCTGTAGAAGTATGCAATCAACTTAAATCTCTTAATTTTAATATAAAAACGGAAAATGTTAGTGATTACTTTATCACAATTAAAAAATCATTTATTAGTGTCGATGCGTTTGGAGGAGGAGAATGTAATGCCAGAATGTGGCAAATAATGGCAAATAAATCTTGCTTGTTTGCTCAAAAATACAATATCATATTACCCAATTTAGAAGACGGAGTACATTATGTTTCATGGGATTCAACAGACGAATTAAAAGACAAGCTTGTTTACTATCTAAATAACAAAAATAAATTGTATGATATTATAGAAAATTCTTATCAAAACATAATAAAACATCATACATCCGAAAGTAGAGTGGAATACATATTTAACAAAATACTATGAAACCTATAAAAAATCTTAATACTTCAGATAATGGCAATCACAAATTCGAAATATTTCCTAAATCTGATAATTTTGATGAAATTAATATTCATGTTTTAAATGATGTTGTTTTTACAGGATCATCTCTATATTATCCAAATTTAGTATTATATTCAAAATTAGATAATACATTTTATCAACCACTTGAAGAGTCAACGATGTCTTTACGAAACATTAATAGTACGGATAAAATAGATTATAAAGTGGGAAATACATCTGAGACGTATAACGATCCCGTTTTTTACTTCATTTATAATACGGATAATTATTATCACTTTATATACGACACATTACCATATCTGATTTCATATAAAAAATTAAAAAGTATAACTAAAAATCTTAAACTTTTAATGTATTATTCTCACGGCGATAAATTTTATAAATTTGTAACCGAATTTCTTGAGATATTGAAAATCGATTCATCGGATATAGTTATATTAAATAAAGACACCGTATATTCTCATGTTTATATATCATCGACTTATACATACGGACCCGATCCGAAACAACAACCTAGAGAAGAAATCTACGATTTATATAAAGAAATTGTAGAAAATGTAAAAGAGTTAAAGATCGAAAAACAATTTCCAAAGAAATTTTACATATCAAGAAGAACGTGGATTCATAACGACTTTTCAAATATAGGTACAAATTATACGACCAGAAGAAAGTGTGAAAATGAAAATGAACTGGTTGATTTGCTAAAATCACAAGGATATGAAGAAGTATTCACAGAAAAATTATCCACTGTCGATAAAATATTGTTGTTTAATAATGCGGAATCAATTGTAGGCGCAATTGGAGGTGGAATTGTTAATGTATTGTTTAGTAAACCACTGTGTAAATTGATAACATTAGTATCACCCACATTTTTGGATGTAAATTATAGATTTACTTACAGCTTGAACAAAGTAAATACTTATTACTTTCTGGACACAAAACACACGGAATCAAATGAGTTTAAACAATTTATGCGAGTACAATCAGAAAATGTGGTTGGAGAAATAGAAGAAGTTTTGAATGACGAAGTATTAGTTAAATACTCCGATGAAAAAATAACAGGATGGAATGCGAGTATAACATACAAAACCATATTATTGAAAAAAGAAAAATGTAAAAAATTAGATAATGGATTAAATTGTAGTTGGAGTCTAAATTTAGAAACATTAAAAAATATAATATAATGAAAGCCGCTTTATTAATATCTGGATATTTACGAACTATTAAGTTAAATCTACCTAATATTAAAAAGTTTATTATTGACAATTTCAAATCAACAGATGTTTATATCCACATAACAAAAAATGAATCTTTAGAAGATAAGTATTTAAATCCCAATGATTTGTCTGATATTATAAAATCCATAGAATCCGAATTGTCACCAAAAGTTATATTAGAAGAAAATAATTTAATATTTTCGAACAATTCAAAAGAAAATTGCTTGTATAATACATGGTTTAAATTTTATAAACTCAATTTTATTAAAAAATTAAACGAAGAATTACACGGAAAATATGACATTGTAATCAAAATAAGACCAGATGTAAATCTTCAACTCATAAATTTCGATTACGATTTAGATAAAATCCATATACCAAAAAATACGGTTTTAGACAAAACCAAACTACAAAGTATAAATGACCCATATTTGTGCGATATAATAGCCTATGGATCATCGGAGTTAATGGACAAATATTTTGATTTATATAAAAATTTAAACGATTTAGTTAAGTTACATGGCTTTGTCTCTGAAACAGTATTATTTTACCATTTGAACGAAAATAAACTGGATTACGTAGAGGATGACATAGAATACGAAGTAATATTATCTATGTGTAATGTATTTGCTATATGTGGTGACTCTGGTTCTGGAAAAACTACACTCGGAAATTTACTTAAAAAATACTTTTCAAATTCAATTTTATTAGAATGCGACAGATACCATAAATGGGAAAGACACAGTGAAAACTGGAAAACATATACACATTTGAATCCTGATGCAAATTTCGTATCTAAAATGCAAGAAGATGTTTTTAATCTAAAAATAGGCAATTCTATATTTCAAGTGGATTATGATCATAACACAGGCAAATTTAAACAACCAGAAAAAATAGAAAATGCAGATAATATTATAGTGTGTGGGTTGCACAGTTTATATGGAGATGCTGGGCATATATATAATTTCTCAATATATATGGATCCCGATGAATCTCTAAAAACAAAGTGGAAATTAGAAAGAGATGTGAAAACAAGAGGATATACAGAAGAGAAAGTAATTAAACAAATATCTGATAGAAAAAACGACTATAAAAAATATATAGCTCCACAAAAAGATAATTCAGATATAGTTGTAAACTTTTTTGAAAAAGAAGATATGTCATTAGGTCTTAATATTCTTATTAACAAAAAACACTCAGTTGAAAATATACTTTCATCTTTTTCAAAGTACAACATTCCATATGAATTTAAAACAAATGAAAAATTTAAGATTATATCCTTCAATAGATACGTATACTGTGAACGATGGAATTTTGGAATCCCCGAAGAAAATTATGTAAAATATTACAATTATATATTTTACATAATACTTAATTTAAAATCACAATGTTAATATGAATGTTTACAATAGAATCAAAACGTCACTGAGAAACGAACTAGTATCCAAAAACTCAGACTTTTTACGAGATAAATTATTTTTAGAATTCGGCGTACATAAAGGGGAATCTTTTCTAGAGTTTTATAATTTGTATAAAAACTACAATCTTGATAGAAATTTTTTTGGTTTTGATTCATTCGTTGGGTTGCCTGTCGAAAAAAATGATTTACATTCACCTTGGAAGACTGGAAAATTTTCATGTAATGGAAATATTAATCCTGAACTTCTTAACAAAAAGGACGCACATATCATCGATGGATGGTTTTCTGAGACACTGACTGATTCTTTAGTAACAAAATTCGATAATAAAAAAATAGGAATTTTACATATGGACTGTGATATATACACATCCACATTAGAGGTTTGGGAATTTGTTTTAAAAAACAATTTATTGTGTAATGGATCGATCATAATATATGACGATTGGGGTTCATTTTTGATGAATAACAAAAGTGAATATGAAAATGGACAAAGTAAAGCCCATCGTGATATACAAGAGAAATATAATATTAAATTTGAATTAGTAAATAAAATGATTCTAGATCCATCGTTTTATATTATTTCAATTTTTAAATATATAAATCACTAACGTGTATATGTATAAAAAAATAATATTAATACCTCCAGCTTATGCATATGGAGACTGTCTATCAGTAATAAGTTTACTTTACTACCTACTTAATTATTATGAGTCTGTCTATTTTAATATAGACGAAGGCAACTTTCTCAGATATTATTCGGAATATTTCTCCAATGATCCTTTATACAACGTAAGAATTTTTATTAATACTACAAAAAGATCATTGGGTTATATTAACGAAGGTCAAATAGGTGAATATAATGTTTGTGACACAAGACTGATGCCAAACAGATATATATCTAATCCAAAAATCACTCACTATTTTGACTATAGAAACCCGTTATATAATCATTTTGATATACATGAATCTTTAACAACTAAACCCAACTCTGTATTTCCAAATGAAAATGTGGATATAAATCACGTTATATATTATAAATTGTTAGGATTAAATAATAAAGTTAGAATGGATTATTTTCACTACAGTAGAAATATAGAAAAAGAAAAATTATTAAAAAAACAATTATTTGAAAAATTCAATATACCGGAAGATTCAAAATATAACATAATAAACGATCCAATAACAGCTTGGAAATATACATCCAATAATAAAATCAAAAATTTTATAAAAAATAAATATCCAATTATAAACATAAGCGATCAATCCCCATGCGTTGGATTATTAATTCATTTACTGGAGGGAGCAGAGGAAATTCATTTTATAGAAAATAACAACGTTAACTTTTTTTATCACGCTCAGTATAAAAATATATTTAATTATAACAAAAACATATATTTCCACGTTTGGTTGCGCAATAGAGATTGGAAATGGGCAAAGAATGTTAATTTTGATTCCGCGTGGAAAATGATGGCAGATCCAATATTGGAAAATTGGAAATTTATAATTGAAGAATCCGATCTTAAAAAATATTTTTAATTATGAATGAGTTAACATATGTGGTTTATTCACACACAGACTATTTAGATATACTTTCTGTACAGACACAAGCGTTAGAGTACGCGGATAAAATTTTACTGATAAACAAATCTGACAAAAATTTAGATCATTTATATTGTAAATATAATCAAGTTATTTTTTATGACAATTCTTTGCCTTATGCAAGCAGAGTTCTATCATTGAAATGTTTAAAACACGAATATATTCTTTTTATTCATGATATCGACATAGTTGTTAAAAAAGATGACTCATATATCAGTCATGTAAAAAACTATATGACCGAACATTCAATCGATAGGATAGACTTACAATGTAGACATAGCTGGGATCTATATAATAAAGACAGATTATTAATTGAATTTAATGATTTAAAAGTTGAATTACGAGCGCAGAGAAATATAAACAATTACATATACAATGTAAACCCTTCTATCTGGAAATTGAGTGTATTATTGGAAATAATGGAGAATTTTAAAAATGAGACATATAGAACGATTGAAAACAAAACTGTGATGAAACACTGTCTCAAATATAAAATTTATAAACTTTACACTGACAATCCTATAAAATGTGGATGGTTTAGTTGTTTGTCTTTTTTTCAATTTATTCATATTACTCACAAAGGAAAACTATTACCGCGATCAAACAATCAATTAGACGTAAATCTTATACCAGAATATAATAAAATAATAGAGCTATTGACTTTAAATAATACAAACAAAAAGTTTTATGACGGAGTGCTTTGGTAATATATATTTTGATGAAACAAGGTCTTTTATTTTTTTACCAATCGTGGACGGATTTAGTAAATCACTTATCCATGATCGATTATTATTTATCAAAATACGATCATATAACAGTAATACTAAGACCCGAAGCAAAACCAATTTTTGAATTTTATTTAAAAAATAAAAATAACATAACTAAAATTTACGATCCGTTAGCGACAACCAAAGTATCAAAAGATTTTTACAATAAATTCGACGCAAACATTTACGATTATTTATTGCATGGTAAGTTGGATGCAAATAGAAACGATCAATATAAAAACGCTTTTATATCTTCGTCGCCTAGCATTCATTTTAATAAAAAATATTATATTTGTTATGGTATAGATTATATTAATAAAATTAACTTTTTTAACATAGAACGTGATTTTAATAAAGAGAATATATTTTACGAAAAGTTTATTGCAGAACACGGATCTAATTATGTATTATACCATGATAACCACTTAGGAGATTCAGCTATAAATTTCAAAAAACATGAATCCACACAGTATATAGATTTAAACGGAAATGCTTTGGATATGTTTAATATGATAAAAATTTTAGAACATGCTAAAGAAATGCATTTTGTAGATTCTGTATGGGCATCTTTTTGTTATATATTAGACGCACGATATGGAATATTTAAAAATATAAAAATATATATTTACCCATTTGTGCGAAAAGAAAGATGGGGCGGTTTGCTCAAAGATACTTATTACAAACATGAGTTGAAATTAGAACCCATGTCGTTAGACAATTGGACTATTGTTGTCTGATTAAAATATTCTAAACTTGTTATGCAAAATTCAAATGACGATTTATTAACACTTGGATCGTGTCTTAAAAATTATGTTGTTGGCGCAGAGGGAAACGTTTCTGAAAAAATTGAAGGTGGGTTTCTAATAAAAGCAAGTGGTACCACATTGAATCATTTATCCTATGATGATTTAGTTAAATGTGATTTTAAAGGAAATCAGTTAAATAACTTTAACAAAAAACCAAGCATAGAAACTGGATTTCACTCGTTTCTTTTACAAAAACCAAAAGTTAACTTTATAGCACACACACATCCTATAAATACACTTAAAATACTATGTAGCAGTCAGCTATTAATAGAGGAATTTGCAAATAAACGGATGTTTCCAGATCAAGTTGTTTTTAATGGAGAAAAATCTTGTGTAGTACACTATGCACACCCTGGCGAAGAATTATGTAAAAACGTAGAAGTATCTGTTAATAAATTTATAGAAGATAATAAATATTTACCAAAGTTGATCTTATTAGTAAATCATGGTATAATCTGCGTAGGATCTTCAACTAGAGAATGCTTAATTGCTACAGAAATGTGTGAAAAATCAGCAGAGATATTTATTGGATCCAAATCTCTCGGACAATGTACGTTTATTTCCGAAGATAAAGTTGTACAGGTGAAAACAGATACTAATGAAATTTATAGAAACAATTTATGGGCAAAAAAATAATTTACGTTGACATTGACGAAACCATTTGTAAAACATCGGAAGATAGAAATTATGCAAATTCTAATCCAATAAAAGAAAATATAGAAAAAATAAACAAATTGTACGACGAAGGTAATACAATTGTCTATTGGACTGCCAGAGGTAGTAGAAAACAAATCAATTGGTATACGCTTACAAAGCATCAATTAGATACATGGGGAGCTAAATATAACGAAGTAAGAGTAGATAAACCATATTACGATTTGTTTATTGATGACAAAACTATACCAATCGAAAATTTATGATAATTATATCACATCGCGGAAATCTCAGAGGAATAATTGTTGACAAAGAAAATAGACCATCGTATATAGATTCAGCTATAGGATGTGGTTATGAAGTTGAAGTTGATATAAGATATATAAATAACGAATTTTGGTTAGGACACGATACTCCTGATTATAAAATCAATAAACACTGGATATTAAATAGAATAAACGATATTTGGTATCATTGCAAAAATTTAGAGTCAGCGTTGGAATTAAAAAAACTAAATTCTAACATAAAATATTTTTGTCATTCACAAGATTCATATATTATAACAAGCACAAATCATTTTTGGGTACACGATTTGAGTCTTAGATTAGATGAAAACTGTATCATTCCTCTTTTAGACGAGGAATCAGTATTAAAGTTTAATGATAAGATTGTCTATGCTGTATGTACCGATTATGTAGATTTGTGTAAATTTTCTTTAAAGAATAAAGGTTTATATTAAAATGAAAGACAATATTCAACTTATCATCCCAATGTCAGGAATTGGCAAACGATTCATTGAGGCTGGATACAAAGACCCAAAACCACTAATTGAAGTAGATGGACATCCTATTATTAAACACGTAGTTGATCTATTCCCAGGAGTTACAGACATAACATTTATTTGTAACGAACCACATTTAAAAGAGACCAATATGTCATTGATATTGAAGTCTCTGGTGCCAAATTGTAAAATTCATTCTATTCCTAATCACAAAAAAGGTCCTGTTTACACAGTATCACAGATCTTTGATCATATCGACGACTCCAAAGAAACAATAATAACCTATTGTGATTATGGTACAGTATGGAATTTTGATAAATTCTTAGAAGAAATTCACATCGGCAATTTTGACGGTTCAATTCCGTGTTACACAGGATTCCATCCACATATGTTAGGAAGCGATAACTATGCTTTCTGTAAAGAAGAGAATAAAGTATTGATTCAAATTAAAGAAAAAGAGCCGTTTACCAACAATAAAATGAATGAATATGCTTCAAATGGAACATATTACTTTAAAAGTGGTAACTTGGTAAAAAAATACTTTAAACAATTGTTGGAATCTGGAAATGATCTAAAAGGTGAGTTTTATATAAGTTTAGTATATAATCTACTGGTTAAAGATGGATTGCGTACAAATATATTTGAAATCGATAAAATGTTGCAATGGGGAACTCCATACGATTTGGAGATATATAAATCATGGTCATCTTATTTTAAAAAACTTAAAACCAATAAATTAGAAATTATTAACCAACCAAATACTACCCTAGTACTTCCGATGGCTGGTAGAGGAAGTAGGTTTTCAATGGAAGGTTTTAAATTACCAAAGCCTCTTATAGACGTAGATGGGTTACCAATGGTTGTGCAAGCAGTTGATTGCCTACCAAGTTGTGACAATAATACGTTTGTGTGTTTAAAAGAACACGTGGGTGAGTTTAAATTAGACACTACACTTAAACAACATTATAAAAACACATCTGTTTTATCAATAGATAAAACTACCGAAGGACAAGCATGCACATGTGAATTAGCTATTAATCACTTCAATATTGAATTAGAAAACCCAATTTTAATTTCAGCGTGTGACAATGGTGTATATTACGATTCAAACGAATATCAGCGATTAATCGAGGATCCAACAGTTGATGTAATTGTATGGTCATTTAGAAACAATCAAACGAGTAAAGTTAATCCTAATATGTATTCTTGGTTGGATGTCGATGAAAACAATAACATCAAGCACGTTTCGTGTAAAAAGTTTATCTACGATAATCCTTTACAAACCCATGCTATCATTGGTACAATGTTTTTTAGAAAAGCCAAGTATTTTATCGACGGGTTAAAAAAGAACTATGATTCTAATATAAGAACTAATGGTGAATTTTATGTCGATGATGTTATTAATCAAAATATCAAACGTGGATTAAATGTAAAAGTATTTGAAGTAGAACATTATATTTGCTGGGGTACCCCAAGTGATTATAAAACCTACAACTATTGGAAAGAGTATTTTATAAAATGAAAAACGTATTGTTTTGGTGTGGAGTAAAAGGTAGTGATGTCGTAAAAGAAAAGTATCGTTATGACGATTTTTCTTGGATGGACTATAGTAAAAAATCTTGGGAATATTGGTGTAAGAAAAACGATGTTATATTTGTACACTATGATGTTACTACCTATGACGATCAACTCAAATACAAAATCAATTGGCAACGCTGGTTAGATATTTTTGATTTTGTAAAAAACAAAGTAGGAGATTTTGATCAAATATTAGCAGTTGATGCTTCCATCATGGTAAAATGGGACGCTCCTAATTTCTTCAATGAATCCGAATGTAAGTTATGTGGAATATTGGGAAATGAAAATATGAAGTGGGTACACGAAAGTATAAACGGATATAAAGATCTTTTTAACGGATTTGAATTTGATTATACCAAACATTTTCTAGCTGGCTTCGTTTTATTTAATAAAAATCATAAACCGATGTTTGATGATTTGAAAAAGTTCTACTTTGATAACCATGAATCTATATTAAATCACGAAGACAAATTGGTAAAACGTGGTCGAGATCAACCAGTCCTAAACTACTTTATACAAATAAATAAAATAGATACAAAAGTGTTTCCTATATCTCACGGCGTAAATCATTTGTGGAGACGTAACTTATTAACTGGCAATTCTTATACAAATGATAAAACACCATTCTTTATCAAATATTTAAACGTTTGGATATTTTCCGGATTTTCCGATAGAGGGGTCACTCGTACCCAACTAATGAAACAAACATGGGACTTAATAAAGCAAAACTATGAATAATTTCGTTGTCTTATATCAATCAGCAGAACAATTAAACCAGTTATCATATGAATCTTGGAAGAAATATTGTGAATCACACAATTTAAAATTAATCTGTTTGACTGACATTGTTAATCCAACGTTTGATAGAACAAATCAGATTTTCTATATGTTCAAATTATTGAAAAATAGTGCTGTAAGTTTCGACAACATCTGTTTAGTACGAGACACTACGCTCGTAAATAAAAATACAGAGAATATTTTTGATTTAAGCAACAATAAGCTTACATTTGCCGAATGGGATTCTGATTTTAGTTACTTGTTAACCAATATAGAATTGTATCAACAACATGTATTTAATAATAAAAAAGTAGACTTTTCAAGATTTTTTGATTTAAGCATATTTGTTGTTAACAAGTCCCATGAACAAATCTTCGATCAGATTCTAAACTTCTTAGAAGAAAACTATCAAAACTTAATTAACAAATTAGATCTTAAATTTATTCCGCAGAATTTTTTCTTTGATGGAGAATATAATAAATTGCCGTATGTGTATAATATGATAGATATGAATAGAAAAGAGATACCAATTGACTCTAATCTTTCAAAGTTCGGCAAAATTTTTAATTTCGAATTAAATCCAGATTTGATGTCAATCGCCTCTACATTTTTATGAATATAAATTATAAATACGCAATTGGCATCCACGTAATGTTTTATGAGATTGAAATGTTCAGTGATTATATCGGTGGATTGTTAAATCTTTTGTCCACGGTTGACAACAAAGAAAACGTATATTTGGATTTTGTATTCAACACATCCCAGTTTTTCGAAAAAATAGATACATCTAAAACGACAAAAGATGATCTGGTTGATAGATTTGAGAATGAACTGGTTAGAATAAAAGAATTGCCTAACTTACATTACAAAATTATAGATAATGATAATGAATTCTATACACAAACAAATTATCGCAGAGAATTCAATACAAAATATTGTGAGAAAGTTGATTATTTAATATGGGGAGAAACAGATAGTTTACTTCCAAAAGAAGCAATAATTGGATTGGAAACTCTGACTCCTGTTATAAGATCGCAAGGAATATACAGATTTATAGCATGTTTTGCGGATCGAAAAATGTGGGATAACAGTTGGGATGTAACAGTTCATCCTAAATTCCTAAATCATGTATATGATGATAAAGATGTTGATAACATTAATCAAGCCAAGTCACTTATGACCATAGATCAAATGAATACTATCAATTCAGAGATCAAAGAACTTGATATACAAACGATAAATTATCCAAAAATAGATGGCTCTTGTTTGGTATTGAGTAGTGATTTAATTAAAAGTGGCATTAATATACCGCCTTGCTTTATTCATAATGATGATGAAAGTTTATCAATGATGGCGCAAAAAATATTAGGGGATAAATACGTACAAATTATATTCAAAAACATTTTAAAGGTTCACGCTAGAAGACATCCAAATAAACGCATGTATATTGCGAATGAAAATAATCCAAGGGGATTTTGTGGAAAAGAAAAAGGAGATTGGTGGAAGATATTCAAAGAGATGTCACAACACAATTTAAATAGTTTATTTAATAATACAGGAAACTTTTACACTTACGAAGATTTTAAAAAAAGACTATGAATATTTGTTTTGTTAGTCAAAATAGTCATATTGGTAAACTACCTAGAGATTTTGTAAATTGTCGTACCGAATTTGCTTGGCAAATTGCACTTAATGCCAATCATTATCCAATAGACTACATTTTAAGTAAATCGTCAATTAGTATACCACGACATGATTTGGTCATTGTAATATTGCCAAAAAAGTTAGAAAACTTTGATACTGTCCGATTGTTAGAGCTGGTTAAATCTATTGGCAAAAAAGTAACAGTAATGCAAGAAGGTCCGGCCTGGTATTATCAAGATTATAATTATACAAATCAAGTTAATTATATTAATTTCCTAAGTTCGATGGACTTTCTATTAACTCATAACAAGAGTGATATTTCATACTTCAAAGGTATATTTAAGAAACCCACATTTAATTTACAGTCTTTGATGATAGAAGATACCGTTAAAAATATACTCCGTGAAAATAATGGTATGCCTATTATAGGCGGAAACTTCTGTAGTTGGTATGGCGGAGTAGACAGTTACTTTGTAGCACAAAACTTCAACAAGCCAACTTTTATCCCTAGTATGGGAAGAAAAATTGAAAACGAAGAACAATTTCCCAGCTTACATCATTTACCATACATGATGTGGACTGAGTGGATTAAAACACTTGCCAATTTTAATGTGGGCATACACTTAATGCGTACACATGCGGCGGGTACATTTGCTCTTAACTGTGCTTATTTGGGTATACCATGCATAGGATATACAGGATTAGACACACAAGAGACATTGCATCCAGAACTAAGTGTCAACATAGGCGATATAGAAAAAGCAAATCAACTATCAATAAGATTAAGAGACGACAAAGAGTTTTATAATTACTGTTCAGATACCGCAAAAGATAATTATCTAATGTATTATACAGAAGAAAAATGGTTACAAAATTGGAATGAAATTTATGAACAAATTTAAAATCGGAATTGTTGGTAATGGTTTTGTTGGTAGCGCTATTTGTAAAGGTTTAAATCACTATCACGACGTTAAAATCTATGATGTAAACAGTGCAAAATCTACACATTCATTTGATGAGACTATAATACAAGATATTGTATTTGTTTGTTTACCAACTCCAATGTTTAAAGATACATTAGGATCGGATACTTCTTATATTGTTGATTTCTTTAATACCGTAATAACTCACGCTTATAATCCACAAACAATATTTGTGATTAAATCAACCGTTCCTATTGGTACCACAGATTATCTTTGTGAAAAGTTTAGTCCACTCAAAATTATTCATTCTCCTGAATTTTTGACTGCAAGATCAGCAGCTATAGATTTTATTACACCTAGTAGAAATATAGTTGGTGGCGAAGAAGAAAACGGCACACTAACCATCAAAAAATTGTACGAAGAAAGATTCCCAGGAGTCACGTGTCACGCAATGAAGAGTAAAGAATCAGAATTTGTAAAGTACTTTGCAAATTGTTTCTTTGCAACTAAAGTATCATTTTTCAATGAAATGTTTTTGTTATCTGATAAATTAAATCTATCTTGGGATAAAATATTAGGTGGTGTTATGTCCGATGGCAGAATTGGTATAAGTCACTATCAAGTACCAGGTCACGATAATGATTTTGGATTTGGTGGCACATGTTTTCCAAAAGATATCAACGCTTTTATAGAAACATTTGAAAAGTTTGATATTGATCCTGTCATATTAAAAGCAGCTTGGAATCGTAATTTATCGGTTAGAAAAAATAAAGACTGGGAAAAGTCAAAGTCTGCCGTCACAGATAATAAGTAATATGAATGTTGTATTCATTCCTAATATAGATTTAAAAAATGGAAGAAGCAATCCATATCATTATAGTGTCAAAAGTTGGAAGCATTGGTGTGATAAAAATGATGTCAAGTTGATTGAATGGACAGACCCAATTATGGATCCTAGTAAATTCAAAATCACACTGCAGAGATGGTGGGTACACGATATTTTGGAACATAATGGTATAGATTATGATCAAGTTTTGATGGTAGATGCTGATACAATTGTACATCCTAATTGTCCTAACTTTTTTAATGAAACAAACAATAAATTTTCAGCGGTTTTAAATAACGGATGTTATGAATGGACTTGTAGAAGCATTAAAGGATGGAAATCTATTTTTCCAAATCAATCCGATGTACATCCTTGGAAGTATATAAACGGAGGATTTATAATCGGAGGAAAGTCTACAAAATCTATTTACGATACAATAAAAAACTTTTACACTGATAATATTGATGAAATCAATCGTTTAACATCAGAAATAAAGGCGGGTACAGATCAAACAATAATAAATTATATACTACAATCAAATAAAATAGACATTAATTATCTGTCTGAGTGTTATAATTTACAAGATCTGTTCCGAAAAAATCTTTTACATATACCAGGTCATAGTTGGTTTAGTGATGATTTACATTTTATAAACTGTGGATGGGTATATCATTTTAACGCAATACCACAAAATGACAGACATGTTTCCTATTGGATGGAAAGATCATACAAACAGTTATATTCATAAATTATGACGATTTGACCAAACAAAACTTGAAAAAAAACGGATGACGGAATTATAATAAACTTTTTGGCACTGTATAGTTGATATTTAAATAGTATGAAAATTAGTTTTATTCAACCCAGTCGAAATAACTTAAAATATCTAAAATGGAGTTATGACGCTATTCGTAAAAATTTAACTCACAAAGAACATGAAATCTGTGTTGCAGACGACTTCAGTAATGACGGTACGATGGAATGGTGTAATGAAACGGCACAAAAAGATCCGCACTTCAAATTTATCCGCAACGAAGGTCCAACCAGATTGGGTCATACAATTCTATATGACCGTCTTATAAACGAAGTAGCTACTAACGATGTGGTAATGATCTATCACGCAGATATGTATGCGTGTCCTAACTTCGATAAATATGTAGAAAAGTATATTCAACCAGGTACTATTGTTAGTCTTACCCGCATTGAACCACCTTTACATCCTCCAGGACCAGAAAAGATTGTGCAAGCATTCGGAAATGAACCAGAAGAGTTTAATGAGGCTGGTTTATTGAAATGGTTCAATGATACCCGAATGACAAGAAAAGATAAAACCACAGAAGGAATCTTTGCGCCATGGGCCATTTATAAGAGTGATTTCCAATCTATTGGTGGGCACGATGATCTATATGCACCCCAAAGCAAAGAAGACAGTGACATCTTCAATAGATTCTTGTTAAACGGATATAAATTTATACAAACATGGGAAGGTTGCGTATATCATATGACCTGTAGAGGAAGTAGATACAATCCAACTCTAACTACAGTAGGTAAAGAAAGTGATGAATGGTTATCTCAAAATAACCGTAGTGCCAGAAACTTCATCCGTAAATGGGGACATTTTGTTAAACACAACGATACTATGAAACCTATTGTTCCAAACAGATATGATGTTGGATTTGTTGTTCGTAACTGTGATGAATATAAATTAACTCTATTAGAACCATGGTGTGATACAATTTATACAGATGTTTCATATGATCGTTATATTAACTTAGAACAAAAGAATACTAAGTTTGATCTTAAGAAAAAATTAAAACGTTATGAAGATCAAAAAATAAATGATATTGTAATCGAATTCGACGCGGTTAAGTTAACAAATCAAAGTTTTGAATTCTTTAATATGTTACAGTTAATGCTTGAAGATAGTGGCATCGTAGGAGAATTAGAATTTGATATATTCAAACTCAAAATTAATAAATTAACCGATCATAATAAAAAGTTAGTCAATCTAAGTGATAGCTGGTACAAAAATCAATTACTACAATGAATATAACCGACTTTAATATACCTCTTATTTTTTATACCACATTTATAATGGTGGTTTGGTTTGAAAGTGACATAGTTCAAACCATTTCAAAACTAACCAGCACACGTAGTTTATTAAAAATATCAGACTTTGAGAAGTACAAGTTGGAAGTGGATATCATGTCTAACTATCCTAACTTTTTATATGAAAAATATCCAGGTTATTTAACCAAATTATTATCATGTCCGATTTGTTTGTGTTTTTGGACAACTTTAATTGGGGTAAACATATTAACATTGTTATTCGGATATCAACAGTGGTTTTCTTTATTAATGTTGCCAATTAATTACATTTGTTCATTAACTATTTATTTAATAATTAGAAAATTGTTATGAATATAGGAAGTCATCAAGCACTTGTAAATTTGCTATCATCTGAACACATTGTTTCAATGGATAGATTAAAAGATTGTATACAACAAGTAAACAAAATCTGCAGTTGTCAAAAGCAAAGAAAAAATCAGAAACACGAAGAATGTAATGTGTTATATATTAATTTTGTAATATCTCATGCTTCTGATTTAATAGACTATTTTAGAACAAAAACTACCGATAATGAAATTATCTTTTCACACGGTAGTAATCATGTAATAAAAACAATCAAATTACGTTAATCGCTTTTAATGCGACTATTACTTTTTCTCTGATATACGGATGATCTTCTAATGAAGTGTCATTTAGTTTATCACTATAATCTTCCCATTCAAATGCATAATTAGCTTTTGATTTTACTTTGGGATTATTTAATAACTCATGGTCATTTGGCGCAGCGTCATATATCTTAACAATTTTATTTTTGCTAAATCTTTTTCCTTGTGGCACTGCTGATTGTTTGAACTTGGTTATATGAATTAACTTACCAGACATTTTACGATTTAACCAAGTACATTCATCTTCTGGATAAACATCGTATCTAATATCAGTTATGAAAACAACATCAGCTTTACTTTTATCGATACGTTGACTAACTTTAGCAGTCCAATATTTTCCCTCACTAGTTTTACGCATTACGTCGCCGTATGCTACTAACAATGGTCTGATTATAGATTTTGATTGAGTATCATCTGTAAAGACATCTATACCAATTTTTGTCTTAATCAATGATTTAAGATCATTTTTAAGTTCATAGGCAAGAGCAAACTTTTCAGATTTAATTCCGTGATCTTTTAATACTTTCTGAGCCACTGATGTAAACAGATCTTTACCACTACGAGCGTATCCTGATATTCCAATTATAATCATATTATGAAAACATTTTCTCTATTTCTTTTTCTGTATATCCAAAGCATTCGACTAAATTTACCAATTCTTTAGTTCCTTTTTCATCAGTTACAAACACTTTATAATAATCAATTGCATCTTTTTGACCAATTTTAAATTTATCACAAATGCAAGTTAAAATTGTCTCATTAACATTGCCTGTTGACTTTTTAATATATTTAGAAAATCTTCTTCCTTTAGGAACAATATCAATCAATAGTTTATAAAAATGATCATTTGGTATATTTTGAAAATACTTGGATATAAATGCCATTTCTTCGATGATATCTGAATCCATACTCAACACACGCAATAACATATACTTATTAAATGTACTTTTTTCAGACTCAGTTAGAGATTGATAATAATCAGGACTTTTTACTTCACGGATATGATTTATATGATCGAATAACCCCCGTGATTTATTCTTTTCGTCTATTGTTTTGTTTTGTTTCATTGTTTATCATTCTACTACGTCTGTGTAACGATTCAATTTCTTTTAAAAGTTTAATTCGGTCATTATTCAACAATTCAAATGCTTCATAAGTAGCAATTTGAAATTCATCAAATTTTTTAATTATTTTATATGACACAAACAAACTTATAAATGAAAAAGTGACCGCTAGCAAACCTAGCAGCCACATCATTGATTGATTATTGAAAATATAACTCATATGTGTATAACTATCTACATATATGAGTTAACATTTATTTCAATTAAGCCTTACGACTAGCAACCATTGTACGAGCAGCCTTAACGGCAAGCGACTTGACTTGGGTTGGTCGGGCCGGTACAGCGTGGTCAATGACTGAACCGACGGCACTATAACCAGCATTCAAGACTTCACGTAGTGCCTTAATCTGGCGACCATCTAGGTCAACGCGGGTCTTACCACTACGTAGTGTCAAGCGTGAAGCCTTCTTGGCCTTCGCTAGAGGAGTGGAGAGGTAAATCTCAACACCAGCGGTGTTATGGCCTACGAAGTTAGTCTTGTTACGAGCATTTGTACGAGTATACATATTATTTTTATTACTTTCTTTTTTTGTTTGTTTTTTTTGTTTCGTTAGATTCTTCACTAACTTAAATTTATCTTACCATCCATTGTTCAAACTGTCAACAACTTTTTAATTATTTTTTAAATTCTTTTTCGAATCGATCAAGAGCATAGTCCTTTGCTTTGAACTCAAATTCAAAATCAACATCAAGATCTACATATTCTTCGGGAATACTACGAACATAATCACTATGCGCACGTGGATTTTTGTTGGTAAGATCGTTATCGCTAAAATGAAATAATGGACGATACTTGCCCCACGTGGACATACACAACTTTACCGCTTCTTTAGCAGATAATTTGCCTGGGTTACAACGAAAATGAAGATTGTCATAGGTGATAGGAATACCAGTGTTTGAATAAATTAATTCATACAACTCTTCTACCTTCCAACTATTTGGCTTGTCTTCATTCTCAAGTACCAATCGAGACTTTACATTAATAGGCAAATCATTGTATACATCAACAAACCGTTTAGCAATTTCTTTAGTACTACCTTTATAAATATTCATATGAATATTAATGGGAGACTCATATGTTTGAGGTAATCCCATAGCATCCATCATTTTTCCATGTGATTTTAATTCAACAATAGATTTTTCGACTACGGATTTAGTTGCACTTGCCGGAACAACAAATTGATCTGGATGTGTGCTACACCTAATTTTGTTTTTCTTGATAACAGTATCACACAAATTAAATTCTTGTTTGATCTTTGCATAATTGTAAGTGGTTTCAATTGACAAATTAGCTTCTGGAAGAGTTTCCAATGGCATCATACCGCTGCTAATTCGATAATTCCACTTGTACAAAGCACAGTACTCCAAAGTTTTACGTGTGACAACTACATTGTTAAGAGTACGATCAGCTACGATTTGTTCTGCATTTTTACGTTCCAACGCAAGAAACCGAGTCTTCGTCATTGTCGAAGCTCGAATTTTTTGTTTTTGTAATTTTAGTGAAATGCAACATAGAGATTTATTCATTCACTTCAATGTACCATACATTTTATAAAATGTCAATTAAAAATTAGGAATCGGAAATCGTGTGTGTAAATGGATTTCCTGATGATCCTTTAGTAGGATCGGCTAAAAATTGTGTTTTTATAGATCCCGCTAAATCATTTAGACCAACTACTCGGTTCGTCGTTCCAATTTCAACTGGATCTTTACATTCATATAATTCGGTTTCATCATTATAGAATGAATTATAATAATATCTAGTTAAAGAAAATACCTGAGTTGTATCGGAGATATAAATATCATTTACACAATTATCTCTAAATGTAGTTGTCATAACAGTATCATTTAGTGTATAATTAACAGTAGCATTAGGTGTTTGAACATTATAATTTCCATTCTGCTGTGCGATAAATGACGGTGGATCACTCAAATCTACATAACCGTTTATAACCGGGTTTTCAACGTATGATAAATTACATGTACTCGCATTATAGTATATAAATCGCACGTGAAATATAGGATCGGGACTGTAATAAATCACCGATGTGCCGCTAGTAACTGTTCCACTTGGATTAGTGACAGTAACTACATATGATCCTACTCCGTTTACAGTAATCGACGTTCCAGTCTCCCCACCAATTGGAACTCCATCTTTAGTCCATGAAAAAACCGGCGTTGGAATTCCTAACACTGTAACTGTAATTGTCGTGGGAAAAGTATTTACGATTGAACTCGTAATATTATTAGTTATTACAGGCGCAACACCTGCTGAAGTACCTCCACCGGTATTATTAGTTTGCCAAAAAGCTGCAGCTATCATAAATTAATACATATTTTGAACTGATGTACCATATATAACCATATAATTTACAGCACCCGCTCCTTTAGGTCCAAGCGTAGATGTATTTACACCTACAAATGTAAAAAAGTCAGCTCTATTTGCAGAACCAGTAATTATCTTCGGTTGAGTACCATTTCTCCAAACAATTGGAGATGAATAAACAGATCCACTTAAAGTAGCTCCTTTAAATAATAACGAAGCAGTATAGTGTGTCGCCGCTGCTTGATTTACCACTACATTCAATGGCTGACCTGTACTCATTGTAATAGACGCAGTACCATGGTTCGATAATTGTATAAATTGAGTGTTTACATTTGAAGCATTTATACTCACGGATTGACCACGTGTGGTTATTGGTAAATATGAGGGACTATTTAATCTTACTCCACCGTTTATTTGCAACGGACCACCAATATAAGTCTTTCCACTTGCAGAAACATAAAATGTAGGGGTCATGCCAGTATTAGCACTACCTGATCCATAATTGACCAATATAGCTGTGGATCTATTTTCAACAGTTGCTTGGGGACTCCATGGTCCTTCACCACTACCACTAAACATATTTATTTGTAGTTTGGCTCTTAAATACTTGCTAAACGATCCGGTTGGTTCATTTGGCGGGTGTACACCTATACCAATCGCACCATCTCTAGCTGGCGTATTATTAGCCATATATGGCCAAAAATAGAAACCGTTTCTTCTTTGTACCATACCATAAATAATGGCCTCATTAGCTGCCGCGCGAGATATAACGCCTGAACTAGAAATTTCGTATGATCCAATCGGCATTGTAAATGTTAAACTACCACTTTTATTAGAGTAAATATTCCATCCGTCACGATTTGGGAAAGCTTCAGAACTATTTAAATTAAACAGACTAATTCCGGCCTGACTAAAATTAGTACCACCACGACTTGCGATATTTAAATAATTAGATGATAAAGATGAAGAAATGCTTAATGATTTAACTCCATTTGTATTATTGTCGAATAATAATCCATTTGCACTTTTTAATCTTGTACCGTCAAAAAAACCAACTCCTTTTGTACTATTCTGGTTAGTTTGTAACAAATACGAAGACGTTGATGTTGTGCCCACAACAGGACCAACGAATTGATTGCCATGTACATATCCCTCTTTAGTTATATAAAAAATTGCATCACCATCATATTGAAGTTCAAAATAGTGTGTACCAGCGGCAGATGAATCATTCGCAATTGGAACGTCCATTTTAATAGCCGGTTTATTATCAGCTTCCAAAGAACCTGTTAATGTATCAATGTATGTAAATCCCATAGTTAATTATAAATATCAACTATACGATTTATAATCCTAATTATCTACCGACTTCATGAAAGTAAACAGATTTAGCTTCTTCGTAAGACATACCAATCATTTGGTTATAGAAATGTATGTTAGTCTTTAAATTTGATTCACTCTTTAGCTTTTTATATCGTTCTATGGCTTTGGGTCGCCACCACTCACAAACAGCTTGAGTATCACGTTTAAACAAGTCTTTCATGATTAATTTATCATCATTAATCTTGCTTTGTAGATAATCTTTAGTATTTTCATAAAAACAACTGTAATATACCCCACGTTCATATCCGTGTTGGTAATGACTTTGTTTAATATCACATTTACTAAAAATCATACTTAGTACCCTACTTTTAGCTCCCGTTACAGGACCAGACACACCTTCACGTTGAGTCATAGCTTTATCATACTTTTCAGTACAATTATCTTTTACCCATTCGTGCCATACTTTATAGATATCTTCATCTGGTTTAATTGAAATTTTACCAGCACTAGATCCACACTTATGCCACCATTTTAAACTGTTATACATACTATAACTACCATATAAACTTGTAGTTGTCATACCCACAAGAATTTGACCGTATAACTGTTTCCAAAGATCACGTACAGTTGATGTAGTAATCATAGCTGCAACTAACTTACCACCTAGAAAATTATAACCAATCGGTTGCGTACTCATAATACAACTACCAATTGCACTATGCGCCAATCGTTTGTTTTCCATTTTATCAGTTGTGGTCCATCCCAAATAATCGTCCCGATCAGTAATAGCAATTACATCACTGGATACACTGATAGCCCCAATATAACGGGGATTATCTTTATCTCCATCTGTAACAAGAAACTTTATGAATCTCCCAGGAGTTTGATCAAATGTCATTGTGTGACCAAAAACACGAATTAAAGTCCAATCATCATTGTCTCGTTTAGAAGTAACATGAACCAAAGTTGGATTACATTTTTCTATTTCACTGATGGTTAACTTTTCATCATTAAAATCGGTTGGAGACCAAATTTTGGCTTTTACTTCATTTAACTTATTGACAGATCCATTATATGATTGTATCTCTTGCCATTTCTTATAAAATGTCTGTTCCTCAACCGTCATGGCTTTTAAATAGTTGAGATTGTCAACTAGTTTCTTTTTATTAGTTTCAAAGTCAAATGATTCGATCCCAAAATATTCTTGTAGTGCATCCATATTTATAACTATACTACCATGGCATTTAAAAAAATCAATCTAAAAGATAAAACATTTTATATATTTGAAATAACATCCACTACATTTTTAATTTTAGACAGCGAAATGGATGAACCACTTTATTATGGTAGTTGGAACATGACAGCATCATACATACGTACAATAAAAGAAAAAGCGCCAAAAGCTATTATCAATTACTACACAAAAGAAAAAAGCGGATTGCTTAAGTACAATCCGCTCTGGTCGTATGTTCCTAAGCCTTAGGCATTAACAGTATTGTTTTGTACATTGATACGAGTTTCAACACTCTTTCGATCAAAAATATCAACTGTTGTTGGCGTATTTGTGATTTTAATTACATTGACATTCGAAACGTCCTTCAAGATGACCTGACGACTCTTCGCTTCTTCAATATGTTCATTGGTAGCAGTACCATATACAAATACCAACGTTGGTCGCCCCTTACCATTATGTAGAACTCCAATATCAGTGATTTCCCCACTATCCATCGATTTCTTCATACGGGTTCGTAGTGTAATCTCTACGAAATCTGGATTCTGCGCATTCAACTCTTTAATAGTAAAGATGTTTGAGGGCCAGTTTATTGTTTGATTTGTCTTATTCTTACGATCTGTTTTTTTCATACTTTATCCTTTCTTGTTTATGTTGTTATAAATTTAACCGTTAATATATTATATCATCTTTAAATTATATGTCAATCGAATCCATCATCTTTTTATTAATAGTCTTAACAATCTGATTTAGATTCTCTACGTTAATAAAATTAGAGTCTGCGCCATACATTGTTCTGAAATTAGCACGTAACGTTTCGGCTCCAAATCCATCATATTCCGTTACAAAATACGAAATGATGTTATATCCAGTCTCCCGAATTTTATTTACTTGTGTACGAGTATGATTCAAAGCAGTTGTGCCGTTATATGAAAACCCAATGCCTCCTGTACTATGGTAGTTAAAACATGGTTCACCATCACTAATATTAACAAAATAACTGTTCGTGTTGTTACTAGCTTTAGGCAAATATCGTAACAATGCTTCAAAACATAATCCTTCTGGAGTTGTATTTGTTGGCAAAAGATATGAGAACATATTCTTTATCTTACTAAATTTATCAACCTTAGAATCATATGCAACTACAATGTATGGACTGTTGCCCATCGATGTACGAAAACTAATCGTCAGATCCACATTGTCAATCATAGATGTAGCTTTTGCTAGTGCAACACATAGTTTAATTGTACGATTCCACTTTTTGCCTTGCATACTAGCACTAGCATCTACACTAATATGAAAGTTAATCTTCTTATATTTAGTGACAAATGTATTATAAAAGATATTGCTATCAGTTTCAAATCCAAGTTCATGCATCAAACGTTTATCAATCTTACCAATATTACGACGGGTAAACTTATCAACGTTAATTTCATTGCGAATCTGAAGACGGCGGCCCAACTTAGCTCCTAACACAATGCCGTCATCCACATTCTTCTGTAACATAGTACGAGCGCCAATGTCATCTTTTGCAATAGACATTGGAAATTCATCTGAGAGGATCAATTCTTTTGTCATATTCTTTACAAGAATACATTCAACATTACCAACAATTCCGTTATTTTTAAGAACGTCACTTGCAACAGGTACTAGATCAATTTTACTCTTTTCTAGTACATCAAGCAATGTCTTCTCACGTCTAGAAACCTTCTTCTTTTTGATTTTACCAGCCAGAAAGTCTTTCTGTTTATCAAACGATTTAGCAATCTTAGTCTGTTTAGACTTACTAATATTTGAATCAGATCCAATATTGGAAGTTACATCACTACTATCAGTTGTAACAGTAGACTCCATACCACCGAGTACATCACTAGCAGTACCCAATATAGTTGGGTTCGATGAATCATCTTCAACGGCGGATGAATCACCATCTCCATCACCATTTCCATCCGTTGGTTGTGACTGTGCATTATCAGTTTTATGTTCAGTAATATTCTTAAATACAATTTCAGAAATCTTATACGCTATGTCTAGACGATCTTTTGGAGTTGTCAAACGTCGGATATTTGACAAATTCAATTCACAAGCAATGTCATACAAACCAGGCAATGCTTTCAAGCTTGTATCAGGATTCGTGAGATTGATAATACGAAACATATATGAATCGATACTAGGTGTACGATATAAATCGCTTTTCAATGCATCTGAAATTACTTTATTATTAAAGTATTCATCATACAAAGCATCGTAATAACCACGATAACCAGGCGCACTATTATGTACAGTATAATCAATATAACGATCTTCTACATAATTTAGAATCTGTTGACTAGTCTTGCCAACAATATCTTTCGAAATATTCAACTTTTCAGTGTAATTATAAATGTCACGGGGAACATTCATCCACACTGTCTTAAACATTTCAAAATCAGAATATTTGACGTGACTGCCTTCGTGTAATGCTAGTCCAACCGCCACGTCAAAATTATCCTTCTTAGTAATATCGCTACTGATATAAACCACCTTACCATCAGTACAATTTACAGCACTGTCATTAAATACTACAGGAATGTTCTGGTTTGTCAGAATACTGACATAATTAGAAATAGCACGTCGAGCGGAAGACATACGAATCAGTCGAGATGTGTTTTCCGAAACACGGTCTTCTACGTCATCGTTTAACGTGTTATTAGCTTCATCCGCAATAGCAGCATCAAGTTCATCTTCCCAATCCCAATCGTAATTGTTACCCTTTAACCAGAAATCACTGTAGTTGCTCATAATAATTTATTTTCTATATGTTATTAGAAAGGAGGCTGAGTATTATTGTTCAATGGATCATTAAACAACTTTTCCTTAGATTCTACCTTAATATACTTCTGTACCAACTGGCGAATATATGTACGTTCACTGTCAACACCACCATCCTCAGTAAAGTTAGGATAAATGGTCGTCTCAGCAATTTCAAGCAAATTAAATCCATCAACAATTAGTTCCGCAATTTCAACAGTACTACGTGTAGGAATAAAATTGGTAAGCTTACTATCTTCTTGCTTAATCTGTTTACGTGTATGATCAGCAATTTCACAAACAGACTTTAGAACGTCTAACTGTTCATTAGAGTTAATATTAAACCGATTCTTTAATAGAGAAAATTCAGCGTCCTTATCAAGCGGAGTCACTTCAATCTTAACAGGAAAACGTGAAAGTAGAGCACGATCCATTACACGGGTAGCGGTATATTCATTACCTACGTTAGCAGTAGCAATAAAAGTTACACCGTCAGCAACTTTAACAACTTCACAATCATCCTTTTCATCCAATCGAAGATAACGCTGGAGATCATCAAGAACAGTCATTAGAATATTAACACCGTCGTGATGACTACGAGAAATTTCGTCAAGTAGAATGATGGCGTTGGGAGTGCGAATAGCCTTGATAAAACTAGACTCCTTGAATAAAGTACCAGTCTTCTTGTCAAAGTGAGTGTTACCAATCAAAGCACTGCGAGCATCTTGTGTAGCACCCAAATTAAAATAGAAGAAGTTATCTTCACGACCGATAGCCTTAGCTACAGTTTGAGCAGCAAGAGTCTTGCCACAACCAGTTGGTCCAAGAAGCAAAATGTTCTTGCCACGAATAGCACTACGTACCATATACTTCCACTTGAGATCGTCCATAATCAATGAACTAGGACGCAGATTTACACAAGTATCAAGATACGCCTTGATGTTGAAGTCCTTGCTAGTAACCAAATTTAATGAGTTTGTATTTTTCATATGTGTTTCTTACCGTAAATCCATCTTACCACGGATTTATAAGAAGTCAACCGGAAAAATAAAAAAACCACCAGTTACGGTGGTTTGGGTCATTATTAAAATAATATTATCAATGGTGATGGTGATGATAATGATGTACTGGACGACCCCAACCACCATATACAACTACCACTGGCTGTGGTTGTACGTAAACCACTGGTTGTGGTTGAACGTATACTACAGGCTGCGCATAAACCACTGGTTGTGGTTGAACATACACCACAGGTTGTGCGTAAACCACTGGCTGTGGTTGTATATATACAACTTGTGTTGGGGGATTTACAATTCTGTCTATAACATGAATTACAGCGACTCCGGTTAATACTTTACCAACAGTTGCCCATTCTCTATCTCCAGCAAATGTTTGAGAAGCTAGAGTTGCACTCAATGCGGCGATAGTAATTAATTTTGTCATATTTATCCTTTTTTAGGTATACATTTATAGTATACCAAATTTAAAAAATTGTCAACTACTTCTTTTTAGCTTTACCTGCTTTTGTATATTTAATAACCAATTTTTGTAGAGCTTTTGGTAAAGTAGGAGGTGTATATTTTGGATTAACACTCTTATATTCGGACGATTTAAGAAACTTTCCAACAACTTGCATTGGTTGAGTAGGATCGTCTTTTGGATCATTCATATTCGCAACCTTAACATTCTTTACAAGTTTGAATCCTTTTTGAGGGTTAACTACGTTTTCTTCAGACTCAGATTGTTTATCTGCTTTTTTACCACCTTCTTTATCTTTACTATTTTCTACTGCCTTGGATAAAGCATTATCTACATAATTTAAATCTTTGGATGCTAAATATTCTTTTACGAATTTCTTAACATCTTCAAATTTCATGAAAAGCTTCTTGGTTCTATCAGTATAGTCTTTAAATGCTTGTACGTCACAAATACCATGTACTATTGGTCTAATACTAATATGATATGGTTCACAATCACATACATTGTAATTGCCAGCATCGTCGAGTTCAATAGGTTTCTTGATTTCTTTTGATAATTCGTCGATTAAATCACTCCAAGAAGATGTAACGTTTGTATACTTTTGTTCCAACGTTTCTTTTACCAGTTTATTGATTAATTCTTTAGAAGACTTCATATTAATATACATATAAATAGTATTTGACTGTCAATTATTAATCTTTTTTATCGTCTAATATTTCTATATGCCCAATGTACCCATGACTATCATTTCGGGTGGCTACTGCTTTAACGTTATATATAGTACCTTCTCTATCAATCATTCTGTATATACTAATACTACTTCTTTTGTCTTTAATAGATCTTTCCCATTCTTTTTCAACCATTTCCAAATCTTCACTAAAGATACCATTTTTCCACCCATTACCTAAGAAATAATCTACATCGTGTTTTAATAATTGACAATATTTTTCATTTACCCACGTACATTTACCATCGGTATCACATTCAAATATTGGTTCCGGTCTATTATCTAATATCCATTTTTGTCGTGTGCATATAGTCTTAATCAAATTACTATCGTGACTAACCTGCTTGTTTATCTTATCTACATGGTCTTTTAACGATGTGCCCGAATTGGGTTTGACTTCTTTTAATATTTCTTTTACATTCCGATTCAATGTAAATACCCATTTGAATGCGCCGAATAGAACACCGCCAGCTGCACTTATTACTAATATTTTTTCTAGGTATACAAAAATGGATTCCATAATATAAATTGATCGAGATGGATATAAATATAATAAAAAACGAGTACTCGTTACAGTACTCGTTATATTTTTTAATTATTTACAATTACAATTTGAAATCGTCAAATGCACCTTCACTGATCGTGTTATCAACTCCTTTAACATAACTACTCAATTCAGTTTCTTGGGGGGCTACTTGAAGTTTTTTACTATCATAGTAACTATCTAACCATCCTGATAGTAAATTGGTCTTAGCAGCTGGATACAATTTCTTATACCCCA